AACACCATCAAAAACACCATCTATCAAATATAGATAATGGTGATTGTCATTAACTAATCTATTAAGTTTCTCTACAAATTCTGCTCTTCCTTCAATTCCGTTCATAACCTTAATTTAATAAATTTAACATTTCATAATACTCATCAACGGTAATAAAACCACCATTAATACCAACCCATAAATCAATTACTGCATCTGTTTTAAACATAACCTTTATTTTTAATTAATCGTTCGAACCATTCGAACACGTAAATATACGAAAGATAGCCCGGGAAGCCAAGCCTCCCGCGCATTACTTTTATCCAATTTCCATTTCATGTCCACGTTTTTCGTGGTCATGTTCACTATATAATCTTAAATTTAAATAATCACCATTCGAATCACCTATATAAGACATATCTTCTCTAATGTCTTTGTCATATGAAAAACAAAAATCATACTCCTCTTTTGTAAGGTATTCTTTTGTATTCATAATCTCTTCAAACCTAAAATATTCCTGTTCTGCAATGTAAAGACTTTCTGGACTCATCATATAACCTTAATTTTAACGTTGTGCTTAATCGCTCAACATGGTGAAGATACGAAAGATATCCCGGGTAGCCAAGCCTCCCGCGCATTACTTTTAAGATTTTCTTTTAGATGTTGTCTGGAATGTTGATGTGTAAGGTGTTAACTTAGGGTTTTCAATATTAAATAGTGCTCTTACATGACTAAAAATTTCTAGATTTTGTTCTTGTGTACGAGGTGACTCATATACTTCCCAATTTTTACCTTTTAAGCGTTTTCCGGCTTTATCTTCACCTCTCGATTTAGATTTTAACCATAAAACTCCTACTCTATCTACCTTTTTACCATAACACTCTTCATAACATTGAGCATATAGTGCTCCTTGTAAATCATATGTTGTCTGTAAGTGATTAGATGTTTTGAAATCTATGATCCAACGTTCAGTTTTTCCGTTAAATTCCAATTCACATACTAAATCACACGTTCCAGCAACTTGCAGTTCATCCGAAAATAGATGCACTTCTGCTTCTATTAATACAGGATTGTATGTTTCCCAAAAATCAACGAATCTAAGGAACATTTGCCAAACGTGTGCAGGCATTTTTGGATTACCATCAGGGTATAGAAATGTAACTTCTTTCCCATTTAACCAATCCTCAATCATTTCGTGTACTTGTGTGCCTTCTGCAGCTGCTTTTTTAACAATATGTTCAGATGCATGTCCTACTTTTTTAAGCCAATCTTCAAAATATTTACCTTTTGGGTAAGTACTTAAAACGTGTGTAATAGAAGGATAATATTTACCATTTCGTCTATAATACCTTGAATCTGGCATTGTAACTTGTTGGTAATCATCTGAAATTTCTAATAATCTTTTATAAGATTTTTTTATCATAATGCTAATTTCTGTTCCATTAAATCGTAGTAGGTTAATGGGATAGTTTTTTGTATAAGTTTAGTGAAATTTTCGAAACCCATTTCACTCGGGTCCTTATCTTGCATATCCACAAGATAGACTTCTTTACCTTCTGCCATTAACTTCTCGCAGAATTTTAAAGCTTGTTTGATTGCATCCCTATCTAATGCAATGTATATTTTATTTACAGCAGAAATAACTATTTTTTTCATTAAGCTACTCTGTATGTTTTTTCCTAATAGGGGTATTGCGTTTCTTTTTATAGCAATAGCGTCAAATAACCCTTCACATAGAATGATTGGTATACCCCAATTAATTAAATGTTCATTAGGTACTACATCTCTACTCGCCGATGGGTTTCTATACTTAACATAGGGTTCTTTTTCAAATGAACGAGCTGTAAAATAGTTTAACCTACCATCTGCATCATATGTTGGGATTATAATCATATTTTTGTATAACCCTGATTTGCAATAACCTATGTTGTACTTGAGAATATCGTATTTACTCACGTGTCTATTTTTTAGGTACGCGAGCGCGTGTCTAGCCATTATATCGCTATTATCAACGCCTTCTAGGCCAATATATTCATCTGGTAGTACAACGGTAGATACAACTTGTGTTTCCTTAATGGATTTAGATGATTTAACTAAACTACTAAGTTCTACGAATTTATCTGCAGCGGCTTTAACCTGTCTAAATAGGTTATATATTGTAGTACCTCTAGCATCACACGCCCAACAATGCCATTGATTTTTACCTTCACGNTTTTCNGTTAAATTAACCTCTAATTTAGGTTTNTGGTGNTTACATAANGGACAATGATAAGCATAGTTGTTTCGAGCAGTTGCCTTACCCGAACCTAATACTGAATTCACTAATGTAACTAATAACTGGTTTACCATAAATGGTAATGTACGAAATTATATGGTGGTAGCCACGAGATCTTCAAATTCTATTCCATCTAAATCCTTTGTAAAGAATTTACCTAAAATGTTATCATTAAAGAATTCATCTGGTTTTTCTAGTACTTGGTAAAGCATTTGATATTTAATTTCAAAATAGGTAAGTTGTTTTTTTGTTTGTACACATTTTAATATAGTACGTTCAAATTCATCTTTTTTCCCTTCTAATAATAGTTGTTTGATATCTTTTTGGGAACCATAATATTTTAACCAATCCGATTCTTTGACTATTAATTTATATGAAGGTCGTCTACCAACTACCCCAGTTAAGGCTGCTAGTTCTTTTTTACCCAATTTTTTCTTTTGATTGTGAAACAGTACTTTTTTCCCAATATACGATTTACCCGTAGGTTTGTGTGTTGTCATATAGACGAAACCGAATGTGTTTTCTGGGAATTGAGTGATGTCTCCTATCTCATGTTGTTTATAGGTCCAACTCATAATTTTATGTTTTAGTTAATAATAAATATTAAACTACTTAATAATATAATATTCTTTTGGTGTTATGTGGTTATTTTCCCACACATTAAACTTAACTATTTTATTAGATTTTATATTATTTTTGTAAGCGTTTGCATTTTCCTCAATAATATTCATGTATTTTTGAGGGATGTTTTTCATTTTACTTAATTGTAACCATAAAGATTTTGATTCTTCTCTTTGCCCTATATACCAAGATGTAAATGCTTTTTGAAAAATTAACATATAATCACCTGGGTAATCTATATCATATTCTAATGAAGGGGCATTAACATATTGTAAACCTAAACAAGCGTACATATAAGAAGTTTTCCATTCTTCTCTAGAACTATGTATTTTACTTAAATGGTAATAAGCCTCTGGTCTAGTAGGTAAATAAGAGATTGCGGTTTGAAGTTGTTCTCTTTCATAATCTGGGCGTCTTTTTGTATTATGTAATTGCTTCCAAGTTTTTAAAACACAACAATAAGCCATTTCAGGATCATAAGTGTGTAGCAATTCAGCTGCTCTTAAAAAATAAGATAAAGCAGCCGCCCCTTGTCCAATTTTTTCATATTCTTCTCCTAGCTCAGCGTTAATATAAGGATCATGGGGGTTATTAATATACTTATGTAAATATTCTTTTAGTCTATCCATTTATCATATAGTCTTTAGCAAATAAAGAATCTTTATCTGTGTCCGTAATAATATTTTTATTAAATTTACTAAGGTATTTTTTATTAATCCACCAGTCTTCATAAGGACTATTCTTGTCTGGTGAGATATTAGATGCTACTATCGTGTATCCTTTACTTAATAAAAGATCTCTAGATTTTGTTCTCCATTCTTCATTTTCATCTATATAAAAATCATGTTCATATGTAATTACACCAAATTCTAAATCACCAAATGGGATTTTTTCTAAAACTTTAAACGTATTAATTGCAGGGTCTATATCTAATTGTAAATAATCTATGTATTTAGGTAAATTATTATCCTTACATAGTTTAATATAGTCAACTTTAATAGCATCTTCAAGTAAACAAATATCATTTGGTCTTTGTTCTTTCCAACTCTCTACTAGTTTTGGTTGAAAGTCAAGTGATATTCCTCTCCATCCTAATTTAGACAAAAGTGCGGTATTGTTACCATAGAATGGGTGCCCCGCTCCTATTTCAAGGTAAGTACCATTTGTTTTACCATTTAAACATGATAGAGTAAATAAATCTTGATAACATTGAGAATAATTTTTTTCAATCTTTTTTAACCCAGGAAATTTAAATTTAAAATTTTTATATTCTTCTTTAGTATAGGTTAAGGGTTCATGCCAAGTTACTTTTTTAGGTTTAGGGTTAAGGGGATAATCATCTTCCCACTCCATTTTATCTAATAGGGTAATGGGCATTTTTAAAATATAAGCCGCATTATCTTGATATCCAAAAGATATTATTAAATCATCTCCTTTAACTAGTAAACCACAACAAAATTCGATTTGAGTATCCATAAAGCTAAATGCTTTTGACAGTGAAACTAAATTCCAATCCTTATCCCATATCATAAATCTATGATAATAAAATGCGTCTTTTTTCATACCATGGTGGTGGAAAAAATCTACCTCATGTGTTATACACATTCTATAATCACCAAATTTAACCACAGGTGAACTCCCCCTTATTCCTCTAGGTAATTCAAGTTTGTCATTTTTAGTAATTACTGTCTTACTACTAATTATATCTAATGTTCCTTCTTCTACCTTTTCTGTAGATTTATCTTTTATGTCTATTTTTACAATTTCAAGTGGGTTAGCCCATTTAATAAAATGATAAGGCATATCAAAGATAGGCATCCAATTTTTTTCTAAATAAGTATGGGGGTCTACCTCTATTCTATCTCTGGATTTTTCAATACATTTTTCTTCATCCCATTCTACCTCACATAATTCCATTCGACCCTCACCATCATCCTTAACATCTCTTCTAACACCACAAACATAAAGTTTTTCATCCCATTTAAATACTCTAGCATCTTCTAAACCAATAAAAGTCCATACGGGTTTTATATCCCTTTCTGATGTATCTATTTTTTGGTAAGTATCTACTTCTAAAGTATCAGGGTGTATTTTACATAAATAATTACCTGTTCTTAAATTAACATCATCTTCAGGATTTAAGTAAGCTAATACCCCCCATTTACAGTTAAATTTTTGGTTAAATTCACTATGATATAAAGAATAATGGACATGGCGTATATTTGCTATAATGTTTCCTTTATCCTCAAATAAAGCAACATTACATAATCCTGTACCATGTGTTAATTCTGAGGGTAATATTAATGGGGATATTGTTCCACCATTATTTATAACAATTTTTGATAAATTTTTTATCATTCAATAACAATTTTTACTTATTGGTTGTTTATAGAAGAAATTATTTTTTGGGTATCAAATATTTCACTTAAGTCATTATATGGGATACTATGTATTTCTTCTGTTAGAGCAAAAGGATTATAAGTTACATTATCTAAAATTGGTTCCTTTGTAAATATTTCCGATTTTATATTATCATGTAATTTATACCCGAATATTTCAGGTTTTGTTGTTATCCAACAAACTGTTGATTTAAGATTTAAAGCTGCGGATAAATGCTGGGCAAAAGAATCTATTAATAACCTTTTTTTAGAAATTTGAAGTAAAATAGCTATACTTCTATGATTATCTAAAGCATGTAGTGTATCTGGATAGATTTTTTGGTTTTCTCTCTTTATATGTACTATAGTATAATCCTTTTTAAAATAGTTGATAATATCTAAAACATTAGATTCTGGGATGTCTCGTGTCCATGAATAATTATAGGATTGTTCTACTGGTCCCCCATTTGTTTGAATTGCTAAGATAGGTTTTTCAGTTTTGTAGAAAGGGGTGAAATAGTCTATTTCGGGATTTGTTAAAAATAGTTCTGGTTGTTCATTGTTGTATGTTAAATCAAAAATTTTGCACCATGTTTTAAGTAAGGGTATTGGTGACTCAAGTATAAAATCACTATCTCTATAAGGTTCACTTGCAAATACTTTACATTCTTTCCCTTTAATATACTCAAGGTATAAACCTTGTAAGTTATCTACGTTTTTAACTTTATCTATTTGGGGGTTGTTTAGAAACACATCAGGGTAGGCCGTTACTACTATTAAAGTAGAATCCTTGTAATGGTTTTTAATAACTTTGACCATGGCCGTAGCCATTATTGATTTTCCTAGGCCACCTTCTATTTGAAATATAATATTCATTTATAACTTTTTAATTTATAACCAATATACAAAAACTAATTAGTAATTCCTACTAATTTATGATTCTTGTTCAAAAACCATTTTCCATGGTAAACCCTCAGAAATAGATGGTTCTGTATCTAGTGCCTCTATCTCGTTTATATCTTCTGTATTTAGGTTTTCATAAAAAGATTTATCTACATTTGAAGTTACCCAACCTTGAACAATTTCTTCTGTAATATTTTCAAAAGGGATAAAACCTTCATCTGATGGACTACCTGTTAAAGTAAGCTCCCCTACTTTTTTTGCTAAATACTCTCCTTTATTAGATAAACATCTCCAATAAATAAGGGTAATAACATCATTACTATCTAATCTTTCTATATTTGATATTTCCCAATTGTGTATAATCATATTTTTAATTTTATCTTATTATAAATTTTTCTTTAATAGGGAAATATAATGCCCCTCCTGTATTTATATTAGGTAGTAATCTACTTTTTAGTAATTCACAATCTTCATTAGACATTTCGTGTGCATACCATATAGTATCTATAATAATTAAATCATATGTTTCCGTTGTTGTATAATTGTAAATATCTCCTTGAATAAGATTAATATCACTATTTAAATGTCCCGATAATATGGTATAATCTATAATTTCTTGGTCAATNTCTAAAACGTCTATTTTACTACAACCGTTTACCTCAGATAATTCATAAGGAACTAAACCTAACCCTAAACCTACTACTAATACCTTGTCATATGAAAACCCATCAAATGAGTTTTTATAAAAAGGATTACAAGTCTCACATTTACCTAGCATTACCTTAGAATACATTTCATTNTTTTCTATAATATCACCTGATGTNTTATATTTAATAATAGTTTCCCCTTCTTCCCTCTTATAAACTGAAAAATTGGTTCCTACGTAATCTTGTATATTGTTATCTGGTATTTTCATGTTTATTTAATTTTTACATTATACAAAGTGTTGCAAAAGAAATAACTCCTGCACCTCCACTAATAGTTATTACACTTGTTGGGGTTCCTGTTCGGGAATTAAAGGATAATGAATAATTTCCATTTGGTAATTTGAAACCTGATGTATTAGTAGATAAGTAGCACGTGTCACCATTTGCTGGTAAGAAATTTGAACCATTATGCCAAAATTGTGTTGTTATAGCTCTTGATATATCACATTCAAAAACAGGTTTACCAACTGTACCATTGTATCTAAAAGCAGATTTTAATGAACTAAAACCATAAAAATCACTATAGGCATCGGGTGCAGAAAAACTTGCAGAGTCTGCCATTCCCCCTAATGATATATTACCTGGTACTAATCCTAATTCTGTTGAAATTTGACTCCCACTTATGGGTCCTGATGTTGGTAATGCCATAATTATTTACATTTACATTGATTAGATTCTAAAACTTCTACTTTAAGAGTTAATGTTTTAACTGCTTCAATTAATAATGGAACAATTTTTTCATAATTAACCGCTTTATATCCACTATCCCTAGTTGTAACCGCTTCTGGTAGTATTGCTTCTATTTCTTGTGCTATTACACCTACATCTCTACCGGTATTACCATGTATAGTTTGTGTTTCTTCTTTAGTTAATTCTTTCCAATCAAATGTGTTACCTGTTACTCCAATTACTTTACATAAAGCATTTTCTATAGGTTTAATATTACATTTTAATCTTCTATCAGAAGTAGCATATGCTACAACATCATTTGTTGCATCAATTCTACCTGCGGTGCTACTCATTGTAGTAGTACCACCAACTTGTAAATGATTTTTTACAGTCATATGCGCAGTATATGCTGTACTGTTTGCTGTTGTAGTAATATTAGAACCCCCTAAAATTGAACTAAAACTGTGGCATACCTTATTAGAACAACCTCCTAAAATAGCACCACAAGATCCATTTGTATATATGATATTACAATAACCACCCAGAACACTACTATATGAAGGAACTGTACAGTTATTTTTACCCCCTCCTACAGTAGAACAACCTCCCATAGCAGAATTATTATAACCTCCTCCTATTGCTGATGCATATCCAGCTGCATCATTAGAGTAACCAGCACCTACAAAAGCATAACTGTTTCGAGCGCAATTAGATTGCCCACCTGCAACAGTACTATATGAGGATATTGCCTGATTTGAGTTACCACCACCTATAAAGGACTGAGCAGCTGTTATACAGTTATTATAACCCGTAACAATTCCACTACACCCACCAGTACCTACTTTGTTGCCAAGTCCTGCTCCAATGAAGTTATTCCCAGCACCTGTACCTGCATCATTAATTAAGTTTTGAGTCCCTGCAACTATGGCATTTCCTTGATTTGCAGATGTTTGGATAGAATTTGCAACTCCCGCCCCAATAAAACTTTTGTTCCCTGATCCTGATATATTATTCTCTGTACCAGCTCCTATAAAACTACAAGACTGAGAACCTGTATTTCGTGCACCTCCTGCTATTGATGTGAAAAGTGATAATCCGTCTTTATGACTATTTCCAAATTGTAAATTACCACCTTCTACTGTATTATAACTTAAATCTTCACCATTAACAAAAACGTGTTTATCCCCATATGAACCATACACATTACCTTCACTAGGAGTATAGTTACCATCTAAATCAGCAATAATATAGGCAAACTCATCCTCACCATAAGATAGAACCAACTTTTGATTATTCTTAATTTTAGCACCCCCATTTACTATAAGGGTTGAGCCATCAAATGTTAAATGAGCTTCACCTTCTACACTCGTCCCACCAGTAGCTGTTAGTACTCTATTGTTAGTATTACCCGTAATTGATAATGCACCTGTTGAACCTTGTGCACCTTTAGTACCTGCTGTACCTTGGTTACCTGTTCCTGTACTACCTTTAGTACCTGTAGCACCTTGAGTACCTGCCCCTGTTTGTCCTTTTTGTCCTTTTGCTCCAGTTGCTCCTTTTTCACCTGTTCCTGTACTACCTTTAGTACCTGTTGTACCTTGAGTAGCTGTTCCTGTTGTACCTTGTGCTCCTTTAGTTCCTACTCCTACTTCACCTTTTTGTCCTTTTGATCCAGTTGAACCTTGTAAACCAGTAAAACCTTGAACACCTTTTGCTCCAGTTGTTCCTTTTTCACCAGTTGTACCTTGTGAACCAGTTGTTCCTTGTGAACCTGTAGTACCCTTTTGTCCTTTTTGTCCGGTTGTACCTTGAGTACCTGTAGCACCCTGTGAACCCGTACCACCTTTTTCACCTTTTTGACCAGTTGTTCCTTGTGAACCTGTAGTACCCTTTTGTCCTTTTTGTCCGGTTGTACCTTGTGAACCAGTACCACCTTTTTGACCTGTAGTTCCTTGTGTACCAGTTGTACCTTGTGAACCAGTTGCTCCTTTTTGTCCTGTTGAACCTTGTGAACCAGTACCACCTTTTTCACCTTTTTGACCAGTTGTACCTTGTGAACCAGTACCCCCTTTTTGTCCAGTTGTACCTTGTGCACCTGTGCCACCTTTTTCACCTTTTTGACCAGTTGAACCTTGTGAGCCTGTACCACCTTTTTGGCCTGTAGTACCTTGAGTACCTAATTGACCTTTATCTCCAGTTGTACCTTGTGAACCAGTTGCTCCTTTTTGTCCTGTAAATCCTTGTGAACCAGTTGTTCCTTTTTGACCAAACGTACCTTTTTCACCAGTTGTACCTTGTGAACCAGTTGTTCCTTTTTGACCAAATGTACCTTTTTCACCAGTTGTGCCTTGTGAACCAGTACCACCTTTTTGTCCAGTAGTACCTTGAGTACCAGTAGTACCTTGAGTACCAGTTGTTCCTTGTGAACCGGTACCACCTTTTTCACCTTTTTGACCAGTTGTACCTTGTGAACCAGTTGCTCCTTGTGAACCAGTACCACCTTTTTGGCCTGTTGTTCCTTGAGCACCTATTTCTCCTTTTTGTCCTTTTTGACCAGTTGTTCCTTGTGAACCTGTAGTACCCTTTTGTCCTTTTTGACCAGTTGCTCCTTGCGTACCCGTTGTACCTTGGGTACCAGTTGTACCTTGAGAACCTATTTCACCTTTTTGTCCTTTTTGACCAGTTGTTCCTTGAGAACCCGTTTCACCTTTTTGTCCTTTTTGTCCTCTATCACCTGTAGCAACAAATGATATAATTACATCCTCATTATTTGTAAATGGGGATGTTGCTGATGATGCTTGATCATTAACGTTTATTGTCCACCAACCTGTGTTGGATGTTAAGTTAGCAATACTAAATAATATATATTGTGTTGCGTCTGTTCTATTTGATAATCTAACGTGACCTTTAACAGCTGATGTAACAGCATCCATAGTTTGAAGAAATTCATCTATGTTTGAACCATTATCGTCTGTTGAGTCAATATACATCAAAGTAGATGCATTTTGAGTTGTTGAATTTAATCTTACTTCCCCTGTTCCTGGATCTGCAGCACCCGTACTTGAATCAAATGTATAATCGAAAGTAGCACCACCAAATGAACCATCTGTTCCTTGAGCACCTAAATCACCTTTTTGTCCGGTTGTACCTTGGTTACCTGTTTGTCCTTTTTGTCCAGTAGTACCTTGGTTACCTGTTTGTCCTTTTTGTCCAGTTGTTCCTTGGGAACCTATTTCACCTTTTTGTCCTTTTTGTCCAGTCGTACCTTGTGTACCAGTTGTACCTTGAGAACCTATTTCACCTTTTTGTCCTTTTTGACCAAACGTACCTTTTTCACCAGTTGTACCTTGTGAACCAGTTGTTCCTTTTTGTCCTGTTGTACCTTGTGTTCCTGTAGTTCCTTGGTTACCTGTACCACCTTTTTCACCAGTTGTACCTTGTGAACCAGTTGTTCCTTGTGTACCAGTTGTTCCTTTTTGTCCAAATTCTCCTTTTTCACCTGTCTGGCCTGTTGTACCTTGAGTACCTGTTGTACCTTGTGAACCAGTACCACCTTTTTGTCCAGTTGTACCTTGTGAACCAGTTGTTCCTTTTTGACCAAACTCACCTTTTTCACCAGTTGTGCCTTGTGAACCAGTACCACCTTTTTGTCCATTTGTTCCTTGTGTACCAGTTGTTCCTTGTGTACCAGTTGTCCCTTGAGTACCAAACTCACCTTTTTCACCTGTTTGGCCTGTTGTACCTTGTGAACCAGTATCACCCTTTTCACCAGTTGTTCCTTGTGAACCAGTACCACCTTTTTGGCCTGTAGTACCTTGAGTACCTAATTGACCTTTATCTCCAGTTGTACCTTGTGTTCCGTCTTCACCTTTTTGTCCAATCGCACCTTGTGTACCAGTGGTACCTTTTTGACCAAACTCACCTTTTTCTCCGTCGGTTCCTTGTGAACCAATTGATCCTTTTTGACCAGTTGTTCCTTGTGAACCTGTCGCACCTTGTGTACCAGTTGTCCCTTGAGTACCAAACTCACCTTTTTCACCTGTTTGGCCTGTTGTACCTTGTGAACCAGTATCACCCTTTTCACCAGTTGTACCTTGTGAACCAGTTGTTCCTTTTTGTCCAAATTCTCCTTTTTCACCCGTTTGACCAGTTGTGCCTTGAGTACCATTCTCTCCTTTTTGTCCAGTTGTACCCTTTTCACCATCTGTTCCTTGTGAACCAATTGCTCCTTTTTGGCCGATTTGACCCTTTTCACCATTAGTTCCTTGTGTTCCTGTACCACCTTTTTGACCTGTTGTACCTTGAGTACCAGTTGTTCCTTGAGTACCAGTTGTCCCCTGTGTTCCTTGATCTCCTTTATCTCCTTTTTGTCCAGTATCACCTTTTTGACCATCAATACCAGTTTCACCTTTTTCTCCGTCAGTTCCTTGTGTTCCTGTACCACCTTTTTGACCAGTTGTTCCTTGTGAACCTGTAGTACCCTTTTGTCCTTTTTGACCAGTAGTACCTTGTAGAGATAAGTTTGAACGTTGTTTGATGTTTCCTGAACCATCTAATACTAAGATGTCTGTTTCAGTTGTACCTGTAGGAGTACTATTAAGTTGTAGTGTATTTAGTGTAGCGTCTGATCCGCTAACTATCAGTTTTTTCCAATTTGGCATGTCAATCGTTTTATTATGGTTGGTACGTATCTAGTCCACTTCCGTTAAGGCCTATAATATAGTTATACATATTAACATAATAAAGAATAGTCGAAGAGCCTAATCAGTAATTACCTTAAAGAAATTTATATTACTCATTTATCTTAAAAGTATTTTATGCTCTGGTTCCGTCTGAATTTATTTTGTATATAAAATTAATACTTGGAGATATTCCATTTATACCATAAAAATTACCTGATATTATAATTGACCCATCTGATTGTTCAGCCATTCCATCAATATAACCAGAATTAACTCCTGATCCAAAGTTCGTCATGAAAGTAGTATCTATAGTACCACTAGAATTTAATGCAACTAGACCACCTACGGTAGTACCGTTAACATCCGTAAAATTACCTCCTACTATTATTCTCCCACTACTTTGAACTGTAAATATTCGAGGATAACCATTAAATCCAGTTCCTAAATTTGAGTAAAAAGTTGTATCTTCAGTACCAGAGGAATTTAATCTAACTAATCTATTTCTAGTATTACCCTTAAAAGAAGTAAAATATCCTCCAATTAAAATTTTACCATCTGATTGTGTACCTATAGCTGTGATACCACTATTAAATGAAGTTCCTAAATTTGAGTAAAAAGTTGTATCTTCAATACCAGAGGAATTTAATCTAGTTAAATAATTCCTAGTATTACCATTAAGAGAAGTAAAGCTACCTCCCGTTAAAATTTTACCATCTGATTGGAGTGTAATTTCAGTAGGTTGTGAGTTATATCCAGTTCCTAACCTTAAATAAAAAGTTGTATCTTCAGTACCATTAGCATTTAATCTAACTATATATTTCCTCGTGTTACCATTAAATGTAGTACCTACAAAACTTACTATTATTTTATCATTTGTATCTACGGATATGGCATTTGTAACATTACTAAATCCAGTTCCTAAATTAGTGTTAAAGGTTGTATTTAATGTTCCAGTATCACTTAACTTAGATAAATATGGTATTGCAGTACCATTAAAAGTAGTAGAGGCCCCCGATACTATAATATCATCGGTAGAAAGAACACCAGTATGAATAGTATTTGAATTATAACCAGTTCCTATATTAGTGTTGAAAGTTGTATCTACGGTACCATCAGAACTTATTCTGGCAAAAGAAGTAAAAGAAGTACCATCTATAGTACTAAAAGTACCAGATAATAAGGTTTTTCCATTTAAGTCTAATGTTAAATTCCAAACAACATTATTTACTGGTCCTAAAACATCATTGAAATATAAAGGAGGTATAGCTGCCCCACTATTTTTACCCATTATTCTAAAAAAGTTAATATTACTCATTTATTTTCTTTTTAATTGATCTATTTGAATTTGTTGTTCTTTAATAGCTTCAATTAATAATGGAATAATTTTTTCATAATTAACCGCTTTATACCCGCTTTCTCTTGTTGTAACAGCATCAGGTAATACTTTTTCAATTTCTTGAGCTATTACCCCTATATCGTGTCCTTTATTACCATGTATGTTTTTTATACTTTCTTCGTCTAATTCTTTCCAGTCAAAGTTCACACCATTAATTCTTTCTACTTTATCTATAGCATGCTCAATAGGCTTAATGTTTTCTTTTAATCTTCTATCAGAAGTAGCATATGCTACAACATCATTTGTTGCATCAATTCTACCTGTAGTGGTATTCATTGTAGTAGTACCACCAACTTGTAAATGTTGAGTTACAGTCATATTAGTAGCATATGCTGTACTGTTTGCTGTTGTAGTAATATTAGTACCTGCTAAAATTGAACTATAAGAATTATTTATATGGTGATCATTACCCCCTAATATAGTACTACAATTACCAGAAGTACCAATACAGTTACAATACCCACCTAATATTTGAGCATTATTACTACCTGATATTACATTACATCTTCCCCCTAATATTGAACTATACCAAGCAGATCCTGAGATTTTTGATGATAAACCTCCTAGTATTATACTACATCCTGCTTGTGATGTTATTAGGTGATCGGCTCCTCCTACTATTGAATTTACACACCCATTTAAAGTTTGATTTGACCCTATAATAAGGCTATCGGATTGTATTCGTCCTAAAGCACTTAAATCTGAACCATCAAATGTTAAACCAGCTTCACCTTCTACACTCGTCCCACCAGTAGCTGTTAGTACTCTATTGTTAGTATTACCTGTGATTGATAATGCACCTGTTGCACCTGTTGCACCTTTTTCACCTACAGCTCCGTTTGGAATAGAGAAGAATAATGTAGTTCCATCATAATAAAAACCTATTACATCAGTACCACCACTAGTTGTAGTTGTAGTATATGAACCCCCACCTATTGTAACGGAACCTGCTGGTAGGGTTAAATTGTAAGTTGTACCACTTCCTTGTTTAACTAATATAACTCCTGTATCACCAGTAACTGCATTGGTAATAGATAATGTTCTATTTCCTGCTAATGTTACTTTAGCATTTGAACCTTTACTTTGATTCCAAACAAGAGGAGAAGCATCTACTATTGTCTGTTGGTCAATCGTTATTTTACCATCTGTTAGTCTTAAATCAGAGTTCATTTGGAAATCTTGACTAGCAGTTGTTCTTGTGTTAATTAGGAATGGGTAGTTATCTGAAGTAGCATTAATACTAGTTCCTAGAGAATTTACTTTTATTGCATAATCATTTGATCCAGATTGTGCTCCAGCGGCTATACCTACTGTAGAACCACCATAAATTGCTATACCATTATCATCGGCATCTGCTACATCACTTGTAAATACTATATCTCCGTGCCACCCTTCTGTAGATTGACCCTTAATAGTCATATTACCACCTTTAAGACCTACTTCACTAATTGCCGAATTATAAGTAAATTTAGCTGAACCAGATATTGCTGTTCCACCTGTCATTGTGACAATGTTATTATCAACATTACCTTCTAAATCTGCAGCACCTTTTTCACCAATTTGACCTTTTTCTCCAAATTGTCCTTTTTCTCCAAATTGTCCTTTTTCTCCAATTTGTCCTTTTTCTCCAAATTGTCCTTTTTCTCCTAATTCACCTTTATCACCTTCTTGTCCTTTATCTCCTGTTTGACCTTTTTCACCATCAATTCCTTGTGATCCTTTATTATCCCCTTTAATACCTTGGGTACCTTGTGCACCAAATGTACCTTTCTCACCTGTTGTACCTTGTGATCCTTTATTATCCCCTTTAATACCTTGGATACCTTTTTGGCCAAATTCTCCTTTTTCACCAGTTTCACCTTGTGTACCAAATGTACCTTTCTCTCCAGTTTCACCTTGTGCTCCTTTATCACCTTTATCACCTATTTGACCTTTTTCACCAGTTTCACCTTGTGTGCCTAATTGGCCTTTTTCTCCAAATTCTCCTTTTTCACCAGTTTCACCTTGAGTACCAAATTCACCTTTTTCGCCAGTTGTTCCTTGTGTTCCAGTTTCACCTTGAGTACCGAACTCACCTTTTTCACCGGTTTCACCTTGTGTCCCCGTTTCACCTTGTGTACCAAATTCTCCTTTTTCACCAGTTTCACCTTGTGTTCCTGTTTCACCTTGAGTACCGAACTCACCTTTTTCACCGGTTTCACCTTGTGTCCCCGTTTCACCTTGAGTACCAAATTCTCCTTTTTCACCAGTTTCACCTTGTGTACCGGTTTCACCTTTATCTCCTATTTGACCTTTTTCACCGGTTTCACCTTGTGTCCCCGTTTCACCTTGAGTACCAAATTGTCCTTTTTCACCAGTTTCACCTTGTGTACCAGTTTCACCTTGTGTACCAAATGTACCTTTCTCACCAGTCTCACCTTGTGTTCCTGTTTCACCTTGTGTACCAGTTTCACCTTGTGTACCAAATGTACCTTTCTCACCAGTCTCACCTTGAGTACCTAATTGGCCTTTTTCACCAGTTTCACCTTGAGTACCAAATTCACCTTTTTCACCGGTTTCACCTTGTGTACCAAATGTACCTTTATCTCCTATTTGTCCTTTTTCACCAGTTGTTCCTTGTGTTCCAGTTTCACCTTGAGTACCAAATTCTCCTTTTTCACCGTCTGTTCCTTGAGTACCAGTTTCACCTTGTGTACCAAATTCACCTTTTTCGCCAGTTGTTCCTTGTGTTCCAGTTTCACCTTGTGTACCAAATGTACCTTTCTCACCAGTCTCACCTTGTGTTCCAGTTTCACCTTGTGTACCAAATGTACCTTTATCACCTATTTGGCCTTTTTCTCCATCTGTTCCTTGTGTTCCTGTTTGGCCTTTATCACCTTTTTCACCAGTTTCACCCTGAGTACCAAATTCACCCTTTTCACCGTCTGTTCCTTGGGTACCAGTTTCACCCTGAGTACCTGTTTCACCTTTATCTCCTCTATCACCTACTGTTGTAAATGAAATTATAATATCTTGTGAATTTGTAAATGCACTTCCACCTGTTGATGAAATTGTATCTAAATCTAATGTCCACCAATCTGTATTATCAGTTAAATCATCTATTGGGTATAATAAGAATTGGGTAGAATCTGTTCTACTTGCTATTCTCATATGTCCTTTAATAGCTGAATCTACTGCTTTAATTGATACTAAGAATGATTGGATTGAATTTCCATCATCATCAGTAATATCTATATATGCTTCGGTTGCTGAAGTTTGAGTTGAGTTACTTAATCTTATTTTACCTGTTCCTGGGTCTGCGGATACAATAGAAGTATCAAATGTATAATCAAATGAAGCACCACCAAATGTACCTTCAGTACCTTGAGCACCTAAATCACCCTTTTCTCCTAATTCACCTTTATCACCCGTTTCACCTTGTGTACCTAATTGGCCTTTTTCTCCAAATTCTCCTTTTTCGCCATTAGTACCTTGTGTACCTGTTTGGCCTTGAGTACCGAATTCACCTTTATCACCTATTTGGCCTTTTTCACCAGTTTCACCTTGAGTACCAAATTCACCTTTTTCTCCGTCAGTTCCTTGTGTTCCAATTTGACCTTTTTCACCAAATTGACCTTTCTCACCATTAGTTCCTTGTGTACCAGTTTCACCTTGAGTTCCATCTGTACCTTGCGTACCGAATTGACCTTTCTCACCAGTTGTACCTTGGGTACCAGTTTCACCTTGAGTACCAAATGTACCTTTATCACCTATTTGGCCTTTTTCTCCATCTGTTCCTTGAGCACCAGTTTCACCTTGCGTACCTAATTGGCCTTTTTCACCATCCGTTCCTTGTGTTCCAGTTTCACCTTGAGTACCGAATTCACCTTTATCTCCTATTTGGCCTTTTTCTCCGTCAGTTCCTTGAGTACCAATAGTACCCTTTTCTCCAAACTCACCTTTCTCACCTAATTGACCTTTATCACCATCTGTTCCTTGTGTTCCAGTTTGTCCCTGTGTTCCGAACTCTCCTTTTTCACCTATTGTGCCCTGGGTACCAATATCCCCTTTATCTCCTATTTGGCCTTTTTCTCCATCTGTTCCTTGAGCACCAGTTTCACCTTGTGTTCCAAATTCACCTTTTTCACCTATTTGGCCCTTTTCACCATTGGTTCCTTGTGTTCCAGTTTCACCTTGAGTACCAAATTCACCTTTATCACCGAATTGGCCTTTTTCACCATTGGTTCCTTGTGTTCCAGTTTGTCCTTGTGTACCAAACTCTCCTTTATCACCTATTGTGCCTTTCTCTCCATCTGTTCCTTGAGTACCAGTTTCACCTTGCGTACCTAATTCACCTTTTTCTCCTAATTGACCTTTTTCACCATCTGTTCCTTGGGCACCTAATTGACCTTTCTCACCGAATTCACCTTTATCTCCTATTTGGCCTTTTTCTCCGTCAGTTCCTTGTGTACCTGTTTGTCCTTGGGTACCAAATTCTCCCTTATCACCAAATTCTCCTTTTTCACCAAATTCTCCTTTTTCACCAGTTGCACCAAATTCTCCTTTTTCGCCAGTTTCACCAAATGTACCTTTTTCGCCAGTTTCACCTTGTGTTCCAAACTCACCTTTATCTCCTATTTGACCTTTTTCACCATCTGTTCCTTGTGTTCCTGTTTGGCCTTGTGTTCCAAATTCTCCCTTGTCACCAAATTCACCTTTTTCACCAGTTGCACCAGTCTCACCTTGAGTACCTAATTGGCCTTTTTCACCAGTCTCACCTTGTGTACCGAACTCACCTTTATCTCCTAATTGACCTTTTTCGCCATTAGTGCCTTGAACTCCTTCTCTACCTTGTGCTCCATCTGTTCCTTGAGCACCTAAATCACCTTTTTCACCAGTTTCACCTTGTGTTCCTGTTTCACCTTGAGTACCATTTGTACCCTGTGTTCCTGTTTCACCTTGGGTACCAGTTTCACCTTTATCACCTATTTGGCCTTTTTCACCAGTTAATCCTGTTTCTCCTTTTTCACCTACATCACCTGTTACTAGAAAAGATACAATAATATCTTCTGTATTTGTAAATGGAGAGTTTGTTGAAGATGCTTGATTTGTTATGTCAATTACCCACCATTGGTCTGTGTTTTGAACGGTTAATTCCGTTATTTGAAACAGTAAAAATTGTGTTGCGTCGGTTCTGTTAGATATACGAACGTGTCCTTTTATAGTTGAAGCTACAGCCTTAATTGATGATAGAAATGAATTAATACTTGTACCATTATCGTCGGTAGCATCAATATACATTTCATCTGATGTATTTTGTGTTGATGAATTTAATTCAACTATACCTTGGCCTGGGTCGTTTCCTCCTGCTGTATCTGTAGAAAATGTATAATCGAAAGTAGCACCACCAAATGAACCATCTGTTCCTTGAGCACCTAAATCACCTTTCTCACCTGTTTCACCTTGAGTACCAAGTTCTCCTTTTTCACCAGTTTCACCTTGTGTACCAAGTTCTCCTTTTTCACCAGTTTCACCTTGTCCACCTACGGGACCTTGACCACCAGTTGTACCTTGGGTACCTTTATCACCAAATTCTCCTTTTTCGCCATTAGTACCTTGTGTACCTGTTTGGCCTTTTTCACCTTTATCACCTAATTGACCTTTGTCACCGTCGGTTCCTTGTGTCCCAGTTTGTCCTTGTGTACCAAACGTACCTTTTTCACCAGTTTCACCTTGTGTTCCAGTTTCTCCCTTATCTCCTTCTGTACCCTTATCTCCTTGTGGGCCTGAATCTGCATCTACCCATTGTGAGCCGGATACAGTAGAACTTAGGACTTGCCCTAAAGTACCTGTAGTTTCATCCGTATCATATATAGATTGTGATAAGTGGGTTGACCCACTAATAAGAACATCATTATCCGATGTTAAAGAATTTAAAATTGCATCTGATCCACTAAGGATGATTTCCTTCCACTGCGCCATAAGTTATAATATATGATTATAAATATTAAAATTTTATTCTAATACAGGAGGGGCGATATCATCTGATTTTTCTAATTCGTGTGATTCTATTTCTTTAATTTGTGTTGCAATCTTTATTTGTAGAGTACCCATAAAAAAAGCATCCATCCCTGTAATTTGTACGAAGTTTAATCCTGTTCTTAGTGCTTTTATTTCCCTAAGGGTTAAACCTTCTAATGTATATAACTCTTCCATAATAACCTCTTTTTAGTTTTTTTTATTTTTTCTTGAAAAGTTTTGTAAATCTATTTGGCCTTGTTCTTGGCTTATTACAATTTGCTTTTGGTACATTGTGTCTAGTTTTTGAGTCAATGTAACTATCCGTTGCATATCTTTACCTCTAAATTCAGATTCACCTATAAAGGTAAGTAAGAAATGTAATTCTTCTATAGATAAGGATGGTAGATCCCTTTTGAGATCTACCATTCCTGTTTCTATATATCCTACTTTAAAACTCATTTTTTACTTAAGTAATTATGAGTATATGTAGATGTCTTGATTAGCTGCTACGAAAAGGTTACCCTTTTTAGTATATTTAGCTACTACTGCAGTTGGATCATTAGCTGCTCCTTCAATTACAGATGCCATAAATGCGTCTGGTACCATCACGTTTTGTGATGCATCGAATGAACCTGTTACACCCCAACGAGAAACACCTGAATCCCAACCAAATGCTTCAGCATCTGTAGGACCTGTTTGTTGAACTGCAATACCACCATCTCCTTGAGCGTTTGAACCAGAAGCCATTCTAATGAATCTATCCTTAACGTCTAAATCTTCAACGTTTTGGAAACTTGCGGTTCCTACTACTGTTAAGTTTCTTCCAACTACTAAATCTTGTGTGATTGAAATATCATTAGCAAAAGTTACATCTCCAGCTGTAACTGAAAAGTTACTATCTGAGAATGAAGCAACACCCTTATTAGCTGCACTTGCATCTTCTCCACTAATTGTAATACTTTGACCTGAAGCTACTGTATCAATACCTTCTCCAGCTAAAATACTTAATGTTTGTGTTTTTAATGCTACTGTTCCAGTTCCAGATTCCCCTGCAGTACTTAATGTTGAAGCGATTCCAGTTATTTCTGAACCATCTCCTTTGAATGAACCAGTAATTGAAGTTGCTTCTAAACTAGTTAAACCTACAATTGAAGCTGCTGTTGTACCTAAATCTACTTCTGTAGTACCTAATATTACACTATCATTTACTAATTTAGCATTAGTAATTGAACCTGCTAACATTGCATCCGTAATACCTAATGCTTTAACATTTAAAGTATCTGTAGAAATTTCAATTGAAGAATCATCTACGTTTACTGATAATGCTGTTCCCGCACCACCTGCTAAACCTGCTCCTGCTACTGAAGTTGCAATTTGAGTTGCTGTAATTCCAGCATCTGCTACTTTTACTCCTGAAGCACCTACTGATAAAGTTGTACCATCTGCTTGTACTGCAAATGTTGCTGCTGCTGCTCCATCGTAAGGACCACCTGTTAAACCATTACCTGATGTTAAATCTGGTAAGTTAGTTGTTCCAACAAAGTTACCTTCGAATGAACCACTGAATGAACCTGAAGCAGTTAAACCTGCGATTGTTTGTGCTGTTCCACCTAAATCTACACTTGTAGAACCGATAGTTACACTATCATTTGTAAGTGCACTGTTTGGGATTTCAGATAAGTTAGCTTCAACTACTTTAATACCACTTGCACCTACTGCAATAGTTGTATCTTCAGCTTGAACTACAAGCTCGTTACCTGAAGTTGAAAGACCATTACCATCTAATGCGGATACATCTACATCTACTGTTACTCCGTTAACGGAACCATCATAACTAAATGTTTGGATTCCTACTCCATTGGTTAAAGCGTTAGCATTTGTTCCTACTACCCCTGTTAATCCACTACCATCTCCTTTAAATGAACCAGTAAAAGAACCTGTAAGTTCTGCTCCTGCTTGTCCATCTACTAGATAGTTAGCATCGTTTTGTAAAGCCGATATCGCGGATCCGGATACGACTACTTTTTTCCATGTTGCCATTGACTACTTGTTTTTTATTTGTTTGTTAAGTTTTGAGATTGTTCTCATTTATAAATATGAAACCTATTTTTTAAATTAATGTTTTTTATTCAATTCCTATGTAAGCAGATGCTGAAGTAAAGTATAAACCACCTAATATAGCGGTTGGTATATAAGCATTATCTTGAGCAAAGAATTGTATTGTTCCTTCACCGTTTACGTTAAACACTCTTGGATCGTTTGCTGCAGATCCTGATTTTATAAAGAAATTATTAGCTTCATTCCCTACTGGAATTGTAAATTCTGAACTACCTGTTACTGCTAATGAACCTGTAATTTCTGCTGAACCGGAAAATGGGAAACCACCTGCTCCTGATGATCCTGATGTTAATGCTGCGATTGTAGATCCTACTACATTATTATATGCCGCTAATCCTAATCCTTGTCCACCACCAGCTAAATCATTTGCACCAGCTATAGACATAAAACTTCCTTCTAATTGTGAAAGCATTAAGAATGATTGGTTATATGTTAAAGAATATCCTGTAGGTTCTTCAAATGCTGATATAGCTGCACTTGCGGATGCATAAAAACTAATTGTATTAGCATTATCTCTAGTTAATACTCTAGTTATCTCATATTGAGCATATTTTCCTGTTAGCCCTGTTCCTGCACTTGAAGTTGCTTCAAGTTGTCCAATAATACCCCATTTTAAATCTCCTGCTACATATTCTGCATCTTCACTACCTGTTATTGATCTAAAATCTTGAGGTGGGTTAATATTACTACCTCCTGGTTTAGCAAATGAAGATGTAGCTACATAAATCCATCCTGCTGGAGGGGTAATAAATGTAAATTCATCTACATTTGAAGCTGCTGATGTTGATTCTAAAGTTATAACTTTTGTACCTGGATTATATGCTGTTATTCTTGTAGGGTCTGTATATTCACCTGAAGATCTTAACATCATTCCAGGTTCTATTGAACCTGATCCTAAATATCCTACCTTATCTCCAACTACTGTTGCTTGATCAGACCCTGCTGTATAAGTTACACCAACTCTAATAAATGCATTTTTTAAGGCAGAACTTGTTGTATATATTTTAGCACTTGATAAATCTATCGAAGCAAATTCTAATGTAGGCTTAGCCATATTTTTATTTTTTTTTTATTTACTATAATTTAACACTTAATATTATTGGTGTACCGTTGTCAATTCCTGTTACATTTATTCTATTTATGTTAGTACCTAAGTTATACTGGAATGCAGGTGTTAGACCTGATGATGTTCCTGTTCCAGATACACCTATTGCTGACCCTACTACTGGTATAATTTGTTGTTTATCACTAAACCCATTTCCATTATCTAAACTACTAGGTACAGTTAGTGTTAATCCTGATACTTGATTATTAGCATATAATTGAATTGCATTAACTCTGATATTACCTACTGATGGGGATGATAATGATATTGCTGTAACATCACCACTTGAGTTTGTAACTGTTGCTTTAGGAGCGGGTATATAAGCACCTTCGTTACCACTTGTAGCTCCTGAATTGTCTACAAATACTACAAATGTATTAGTAGGGTTAAAGAAGTTAGATTGGACTGTAGCATAAGTATAATCTGAACTCATATTTCTAATAAGAACACAATCACCAGTTGATAAACCATGTCCTGTAGAAGTTACTGTTAATGATGTACCTGATCTAACCCAACTTAACCCGGCATATAAATTACCTGTTGATGTTAGATGTACTTCATAATTAGATCCATTTTCAGCTGCTTGGAATGATATTTCATTATTGTAGGTAATCCCACCACCTGAACCATCAGCACCTTTTTCGCCTGTTCCAGTTGTACCTTGTACTCCTTTATCTCCGAATTCACCTTTATCACCTATTTGACCTTTTTCACCAGTTTCACCTTGTAAACCGGTTTCGCCTTTTTCTCCAGTTTGTCCTTGTGTACCAAACTCTCCTTTATCACCTATTGTGCCTTTNTCNCCATCTGTTCCTTGAGTACCAGTTTCACCTTTTTCACCAGTTTCACCTTGAATACCTTGAGCACCATTGTTACCTATATTACCTATATAACCTTGAACGCCCTGTATACCCTGAGCACCATCAGCACCTGTAATACCTTTTTCACCAGTTTCACCTTGAGTACCGAATTCTCCTTTTTCTCCTATTTCACCTTTGTCGCCATTAGTACCTTGTGTACCTGTTTGACCTTTTTCTCCACTTCCACCATTTTGGCCTTTTTCACCTTTTTCTCCTGTACTTCCTGTACCTGTTTCACCTTGGGCTCCTTTATCACCTACTCCAGCTTCACCTTTTTCACCAGTACCATCTGATCCTTGTGTTCCAGTTTCACCTTTCTCACCAAGTGTACCAGTTGAACCTTGAGCACCTTGAGCACCTTTATCACCTATTTGGCCTTTTTCACCATCGGTTCCTTGTGTACCTGTATCACCTTTTTCACCATTAGTACCTTGTGTTCCAGTTTCACCTTTATCACCTATATCACCTTTATCACCAATAGTACCTAAAGCACCTTGAGCACCTTTTTCACCATTTTGTCCTGTTGAACCTTTTTCACCTTTATCACCAAACCCAGTTGAACCTTGAGCACCGTCTGCACCTTTATCTCCTGATAATCCGCTACTACTTCCTGAGTATAGCAAACCATCTGGATCAATTAATACAATACCGTATGCTGTATCGGTTTTATTTTCTTCTACTTGTTTGAATATTACAGATCCTGTTGTAAATAGAGAACCTGTAAGTGTTAAGGATCCTGATAGTTTTATATCATAAGCTTCAGCTCCTGTAAAGGCATCTACGGATTGTGAGACCTGTAGTGCTTCAATTGTTTGCCCGGTTTGTATTCCGTTATTGGATAAAGTATTTGCCATTGGTATTAAGGTTTAATATTTTGTTATAAATATATAAAGTTTTATTGTCTGTCAATATTTACTAAAATTGTTGTGTCAGTAGTTCTAGAGGTTGGAAGCGGTTGTGCTAATTTGCCAATAGCTACTAAATCATTATTATTATTATATAATCCTACAGTGGTAACATATGGGGAAAAATATGACCCTGTTACATAAGGATATACGGATCCATCATTACTTGATCCGGTTATTGTTGTAGGATTTAATGTATAATTAAATTCACTTTCTCCTAACGTACATTTGTATTGCGTCTCATAAATAGAAAAAGAGGATGAAAATGACATAGTTATATTAACAGTATTTACAAAATTTTCAACATCGTTATTTCCCACAGTTCTTCCACCATAAAACCCAGCACCATATTCTGAATCTCCATATTCAGAAAAGTTTCCTGTTCCAGTTTTTCTATCACCTCCAGTAAATATTATCATACCATGTTCGTATATGACGTTACCTACTACTATTGTTTTATAACTGGTTGGGACATTCATTTGGAGTCTACCCTCACCATCATCAAAATAACTCCCACTATCAGTAGTAATTTTTAATGAATTTGGTTGAATATAATCACCAAACATTGCTTTGGGTACAGAAAGTACTCCAATAAATGGTTCATATACTACTAAACCATAATTACTTTCACCATATTTAGATTCACCATAATTACCCCCATCGTTAGTATATGTAGAGTAAGAACTAGTAGGCCAATATTTTTCTGGTGATAAATCTGTTTGTTCGTAATTATTAAAGGCATTTGATGCTATTCTACCTGTAGTAGTACCATCAATGTTTATAGATTGTGTATTAGCTATTTGTACTTCTCCATTACTACTAGAGATGTAATTAGCATAATATAATTGTTGTGCCGAATAGTATACACTAGATTCGGTTATTTCTGTTACATATCCTGTTACAGTGCTAGAAAATTTATTTCCTAAAAAACGATCAATACCCACATCAGATGCAGTCAGGGCGTTTCCTTCAAAAGTAAAGCCCTTAGTTATCTCTAATGGTGAGATAATTATATCTTGTGAGTTTAATGTTTTGTACGCCGCCATCCATTTTTAGAAATCTAGTTTAACTCTAATTAAAGATTCTTTTGTAAAATCTTTGTTAAGAGGTTTTGATAATTTTGCTACTGCTAATAATTCATTACTATCATTATACATACCTACTGTTGTAATATATGTTTGTGGGTTGTTTATGAAATAATCATAAATAACTTCACCAGTTGATCCTGAAATATATGATGGATTTTCTGAATAGTTAAATTCACTGTTTCTAGTTCTAACAAATATAAAATCTGAAGTAATTGTTTCTTCAGAATTTAATCCGAATTGTGATCCAGTTTCTAATGCTTGAAATAACCTTGCTGGATTATTACCAGGTGAATTTGAATCTGTATCAGTGTTTAAGTTTATCCCCTCGTTACTATTTAAATCTAAAGCGTCACCATTTAGAAGGATTGTCCCAATATCTGGTAAGAATAAACCATATGAACCATTTGCTGCTGTATACCCATTTCCTCCTGAACCTGAATTATAAGCATATCCGTTTGAACCACTAATTACCTCATATGCTCTGGTTGTACCATAATATGTAGGTATATTTACCATGTTTGAGTTATCAGTTAATTGTAAGGTATTTTGGGATGATGGATTACCAACTTGTCCTCCTACTACTAGATTCATAGAACCTGGGAATAATGATTGTTTGTATCTTGCTCTTTCTATACTTAAAGCATAAATTGAACTTCCAGTAACTCCTCCAAATATGAATGAAGAATTTTCATCTTCTAATACTAATGTTCTATACTGACCATAAATTGTTGAAGCTGGTGAAACACCAGGAGCAGCATTTTCATTATAAGCTAAAGAACCACCTCCAAGTGCATTACCATAGGCTATTTCAAATTGAGCTTGTGAATTTGAACCCGTTGGGTTTTCGTTGAATACCGTTGTATAATAAACTCCTGATGCCCCATTTACCTGGTTTGATTGAGTAAAGTATGTGGTTAAAGTAGGTGCGTTATTTGTCCAACAGGTTGCAGTTTGCGCCTGTGCACTTACTACAAAATCATCTGCTTCTAATCTTTTAAATCCCATGTTTTATATATTATGTTGTTGACTTAGTTATTGTAATTGGAACTGTTATTCTTGCCCCACTATCTAATCCTACTATTGTTAATGTACTAACTAAAGTTGCATTAGACCCGAACAATGTATTAACAGTTGTTGCTCTTAATGACATCTGTGTACCTGTAATTGTTGAGGAAACGTTTGTACCAATAGTTGTTGTAGAATTAATATTAGCATTTGTAGCAGCTACAGTATTAATACCTGTTGCTTCAAATGTATTTAACAATCTAATATCAGCTATTGTAGCTGAATACCCTGCAGTTTCAAATACTTGATCATTACCTAAGTAATTTAATGTTTGAGGAGTAATAGCTAAAGTAGCACCTTGTTGTAAGGTAATAGCTGAGTATCCTACATTTAATACTGGGAGTTTTGAAGTACCTCTTGGTAATGTTGTTAACTTATACTTCATTATTTGTGATTCAAGAGGAAATGCTTCTAATAGAGGCATTCCATCTATAGCTTCACCATAGAATGCAGAACCAGAGGCATGTGTTGGATTATAAAGTGTATAATCTATTTCATCATCTGCTAATGCAAATTGTGTAATTCTAAAAGAACCATCGTTAGCTGCTAACAATTCTCTACCTTTTGTTGTTAAGATAGCATCAACTGTTATTACTGAATTATTTAAATATCCCATTTGTGTTTATTATTATATGTTATAAATATGTTACTCTATTAGTTTTTTATCCCTTAGGTCACGAAGTACTTCATCCGGTGAAATTTCCAATTTAGCTATCGGATATTCTGGGAATAAGAAACCTGAAGGTGTGTTATCTTGTTTTCTTAAAGGTGGTGTATATGATATATAACTACCTGAAGCATTCTCAGTGTATGATTGAGTCGCTGGGAAAGTACTTGTCCAATCCATGTCTGTAATTGTACTACCTGTGTTTAAAACTTCGGTGTTTTTAGAATCTACCCATTTAGTTAATTGTGGTAATGAACCATAAGGGAATAAATCATTTACTATGACTGTGTTAGGAGAATATACATTTCTTCTTATTAAGAAAAATTGAATATTAACACCATTAGAAATATCTCGGTCAAGTATTAGTTTTAATTTATTTACCCCAGTTTCAGCAAGGTTTCTAGATGGAGATACTACCTCAATTATTTTATAGGTTTGACCTTCAGTATTTACAAAACGAATTTCGTCATTAGGGTCTACTCTCCATTCTAAATTTGGACGAGGCCAAGCTGTATCTGTTGGTTCTTCCCCCCCAGGAAATGCTGTACTAGGACCTGGTTTATAAGGCAAGTACCCTATATAATAACTATCATTGTATGATATATTACCATTTTCATCTTTTAATAATAATGTGTTTCTTACAGGTTGTAATGTTGCGTTACCTTTTGTAAAATTCATACTTAGACTAGCCTCGTCTTCTATTTGATTTAAGAAAACATTTTGTGTATTGTCTACCGGAACTCTATAATATCTTGTTATACCAGTACCTGAAAGTAATATAGTTCCATTAATAGAACCCGTAAAGAACTGTGAGTTATTTGTTGGGTTTGCTATTTGAATAAATCCTTTACTACCAACACTAAGGGTGTTAATTTGATTTACATCAGATGCCAGGGATTCACCTAATGATGATGAAAATGCTACAAATACGTTCTCAACACTACTATAATTAGTACTATCAAAAGAGAAATTAGGTAGTTGTTGTTCTACATCATTAAAATTACCATTAAAAGGTGGATTTGATGTTACTGTTGAGCTTGTAAAAGCATATGAGTAATCGTTTGATGAAAGAGATTGAGAAAATTCCCAATAAGGTCCGTTTATAGCATTATCCTCTGTATTATCTTCTGCTGAAGGGGAGGTTATAGCCATATTAACAAAAGGACCTTTAACTGGAATTTGGAGTTTTATTGGTGTTGCATTACCTCCTCCACTTAATCCACTTCCCTTTACTGGTACTCTATCTGGGTTGAAATAATTTTTTCTACCATCATTATTAATTACACTTTGATTTTGAACTAAAGACGTTGGTTCTGCTTTCCATCTATATCTTTTCCCTGTCTGTATAACGCAGTCAGATTCTGCTTGAAAATTCCATTCTACATAGGCTACTTGAGAAAGAGGTCTACCTGCACTTGTAATTGCATTTTGAATAAGTGGATAAAATATACCAGTTCTATAATATTGAAAAGAAGACCCAAAACCACCCCCACCATAGAAGCCTTCATCTGATGATATTGCTGATACATTTAGTACTAAAGGTTGTCCTGTTATACTAACTTCGTTTGTTGAAGTTATTTGACCAAAGTATATACTTAAAGTTGGTGGTTGTGTAAATTTAAATCTTCGCCTTGACCACCCAGTATTAGAATCACTTGAATTATTATTGGCTTGGCTTGTTACTTCAAAAGAAAGTTTAATCTCACCTACTCTATTACTACCATATTCAGATCCAGCACCACCCCAAAATGAGGAATATCCTACAAATGTTCTAAATTGGTTAGGAAGGGTTTGTGTTTGTTTATAATTTAATGTAACTTTATAATCATCTGAAAGTGCAGTATTTCCTGCAGCACTAGCACTAGCTACTGGATCTAAAGTAAAAAATATTTCTCCTGGGGCACCATAATATGGATTAGTAGTTGCAGTATTATTATAGTCTGGGACTGAAGGATCTGCACCTGGTTCTATATACCATTTTGAACCTGTCCATTGTGCAGGTGACAATGGGAAAACATCTCCTGCTGCCGCTGTTGGATCACCATTTATAATAATAGAAGGTGGAACCGCCCCGTCAACTAAAGCCCCATCATATTCTCTTACAAATTGTCCAAATCTATTAAGAAATGTTGCTTGTAACCTAGAGGTATCTAACGGTTTGTCAGCACCAGAACCTGTAATACCAGCAAATAAGTTAAGATATGATGGATTTTGTTGGTTTACTTTATTTACATCAAAAACACTACCTTGGAGTCTCATTGAATATTGCATAAACTCTTGTTCAAAGCTACTAACAAAATTAGGATTTCCCTCTAATGGGATAGAATCCGCATAACCATTAGATGATGTTTGAGAATATAATATTGGTAGTGGTTGTTTTGCCACTAAAGAGGTTGTCTTAAACCCATTTAATTGGTCATATTGTGATGAACCTGATATTTGTGATATTGATACGTTTCCTAAACCTCCTTCATCCCATACTCCTTCTACATCAAGTGCAGTATAAGGGGATAATAAGGGATTTAATGCATCTCCTTGACCATTAATTAAATATTTAAGGTTAAATTGAGTATTGTTATTTAGTACTGGATATGGATCTATAATTTGATCACAGTAAGCAATATATGCTCTTTTATAATCAATTACAGGTAGCTTACCATAACCCCCTTGTAAACCATCAATAGTATTTACTGCATTAGCCGTTGTGCTACTACCTAAGTATCTATTTTGTATCCACCCAAAGGATGAATAATTAGACTCAGGTACTGAAGATTTTTCAGCTGAACCACTAAGTATGCTTTGAAAGTTAATTGGGTTAGTTATGTTAGTAGAATAATCTATTTCTTGTATTTGACCATTTGTTCTATATGCAAATGTATTATTTAATAAAGGCTGACAATCTGGTGTATTACTAAATCCTAATGTACCTTCAAATGCGTTTTCAATAAATGTAGGTACTCTACCATCTCCCTCTCTACTAGCTGTAGGTGTATTAAATTCTAATCTATATTCACTAACAATAAGTGAATTGTCTATTTCAGATAGAGGTTGTGATGAAGTTACAGCTAAAGATAATGATAAACAATCCTTTATTTGAATTGATTCAGATGGTATTAAGTAACTCATAGTAACAGCTAAACCATTAACATGAATATTTTCATCTAAAAATAATGATTCCGTTACAAAGTCTGATGTTATATTAGGTACACTATTTGGATAACTACCTGTGTATATTCTCATAGAAGCAGTAGGCCAAGTTGGTCCATCACCTTCTTCACCTTCACCATATATGTCAGTTCCATAATCCGTTGCTCCAAACTTTGCACCATCATCACTACCTGTCCATGCATTTAAAAACATTGAAGCTGTTACTTGAACATCATTTTGTGGGATTTGGTTAAAAACATATAAACCATCTAAAGATTGAGTAAGAGAGGATGAATAGTTAATATACACATCATTTACTCTAGTAGAAAATATACCTGCGGGGTCAGCGAATGGGGTTTGTTGGTTTCTTGCTCTTGCACTAAACGCAGTAACAACGAGGTCAAAGTTTGATGGAGAATTTCCACCTAAATTAGTAGTTACAGTACCAGGGACTCCAACAAATATTGCTTCTTGGTTTGGTTGTAAATCAAAATACTCTCCTGTATTTTGAGACCCAGTATATGTAAGAGTAACATTGGAAATGGCATTATTTGATAATGATGCTTTATATCCTACATAATATCCATATTCAGCGTACAACCCAAATTGTGTTGAACCTGAAGAGGCGGCACTTGTAACATCTAAATCTTGAAATACACTACTTGTATAAGTAAAATCTCCATTTGGTAAAGTAATGCCTGGGAATTGTATAGGTAATGTATTAGCACTAAAATATTGACCCTGTCTAAGTGTGCCTTGCATTTCAGCTCCCTCAAACTGTATATCTATTGATTCATTGTTTGTAAACATATTAAACCCAGCAGATGTACTATTAAAATTTCCTTTTAATTCATAAAATTGACCACCTGTAGCAGTTATATTAATTGTTTGTAGTGTTAGTACTAAATCACCAGTTGCTTGAGATAGCCCTTTACTTATTAAAGTAGCAGCTGTTATTGTTATAGTATCCCCGCTAGAATATAACCCATTTTGTCCTATTTGATTACCCGCTCTGACTCTATAAACATAATAACCAATATTCCCTAATAGAGGATTTCCTATCCTATACTTGAGATAAATAATTGCTCCTGTTCCATTACCACTAGTAGTATAATCTGAAGATTGAAGGATTATTTCATCGTTGGATAAATTTGGGTCTGTTGATTTGAGTAAATATGTTGATGGTGCAAAATCAATAAGTCCTGAATTATTAAAGAGGGAAGATGCTACTATATTACCTGTTCTTATCAGATTTACTTGATCTAAATTAAATAGGAAAAAGTTAGTAGTTAAAGAATTAGAACGAACCCTAGCTGTACCTATCTGTTTACCATCTTGAATTTCAGAAAGGTTTTGTAGTTTTTCTAAAAAGGGAGTTGGCAAAAATGCGGCATTTGTAGCACCCATAGACATAGTTGTTACTGATGTCGCTGTAAGAGAGTTAAATTTTATGTCATCACTTGGTACTGGTGGTGGTATTGTTGTATCTGTATCTGTGTTAAAATCTTGTGGAAATAACGAAGATGTTGTATTTTCTTGATATAAATATACTGTAGAACCATAAGAGTTATTACCACCTTGATTATACCTAGTCATTATATAAGGGTGAATTAATCTACCCTCATTAAATACTTGAAATGAACCACTAAAAGCTTGTGTTGTTAATAGACCATTTGGTGGGGGGTATGTACCTGATTCATTTTGGGTGTTAATATAATTCCCGTTTAGATTTAATTCTTGTGCTATTGCTCCTAAACCAGCAAAAGATACACTTACAGTATTTGAATTGGTATCAATTAAACTTGTACCTGGGGCGTTTAAACTATATGAACCATAATAACTTAGACCTACTGGTAGCCAAGGTTCAACTGGTAGTCCAGAACCTGTTTCTGTTAATATGTAAGCTTTATATGGTCTATGTAAATAAGGGTTATATCTAAATGCATTAGCATCTTGTACTCCTATAGGTTCTTTACCTCTATATACCCATAATTCTTGATTAGGTTCTATATCTATAAATAATGGAGGTGTTTGGTTACTATCTACTACATAAGAAATGCCTGCTCCTAAAGAAGATATCTTTGCAGTATATTCCGGATCAAAATCAGGGTTAGGAGATTTACTAGACGTTAGTAAAGCATTCATATCCGCTTTATTATCCGAACCCGATACTAATATTTGATTTGTGTCTTCTTTAAAGTAATATTTAATTTGATCCGGCATTGCTAATATTTAGTTATAAATAATATAATATTTTTTTTTCTGTACTCCAAGGGGTTTTACATTTATGGTTGAAATCCTTGATTACCAGAACCAGTATCACCCCATACATCTTGATCTATATAAACAGTTAAATTATTGTTAATGTTACCCTGATTTGTGAATTTTAAATTTCCTGATCTTTCTGTACTATTGTAAGAACTTCCATAACCCCCAATGTCTATATCTAAATAAACAGTTAATGTTCCTTGTCCACTATTAATAACTGTGTTTCCTGTTGGTGTAGTATAACATCTAAACCAGTTGTTACCATCATTAAATATGGTTGATATCGTCCAGTTTATTGTTGATAAAGTTGCAGTTACCGTAATTGGATACCTACTATTTGGGAAATTTGGTACTGAAGATAAATTGTTAGGGGAATTAACAGTAATAGAAGGAAGAGGTGGTTGAGTAAGTGTTCCAATTATCACTGTAGGTGAATATATTGGTGCCTGATCATTAAACATATTTAAGGTAAGACCTATTTCAACAGAAGAAGCAGTTATTGAACCTGTATATAACTGCAAATCAGTTTGTCCTAAGTCTCCTACTAATGATGATTTATCTAATACTTTTGTTAATGATTCTTGTGCATTCATAAACCAAGGCACAGTACTTTTAGCATTTACTGCTCCAGCTGTAAGCCCTGTTTCTTCATCGGCATCAAATTCTCTTGAACCAGTATTGAAATTACCTAAAAGGTCGGTATTGAAACCAGTACCCGATGATACTCTATATATATCTCCATCATCATCCGCCTGTAAGTAACTTGCATCATCCCATCCTCTAAAGAAAGATTCTGTTGGAAAACCAGGTGATCTATCAGTTGGTGGAAAATATCCTTGTGCTATAGATTCACTAAGATTAATATTTGGAGTAACTGTTGGGTCAACTCCAGAAGATGTTGCATAATAATTAAATACACCACTAGCACTAAATGTTAAATCAACAAATTGAGAATCAAATGATGATACAGCATCTGATGAAGGTGGTTCATTTATTATAAGTAATGTTGCATCTTCAGTAGCAGGAATGTTATCATTTTGTATTGAAGCATTTGATATATACCATGTTTGGTACCCTTCAATTAATGTATTATTAAAATCAGAAGCTCCAGTTAAATTTAAAATTAAATATTCACTATCTTGTATGAATGGAAGTATTGTAACACCATTAATATCACTATTAGAGATTTTAATATATTTTACTTTATTAGTTGGAATAGGGTCTAATATCTGAGTTGGGAGTGAAAGTGATAAATCTAGAGAAGCAAAAGAAATGTTAAATCCTAGGTTTGTTAACTCGGCTGCAGTAACTGTTATTACACCCCCACCTTCATAATCTTTTGGGGCATCAGCTCCTGCAACAAAATATGCAGATATTATCTCAAAACCTGCTCCTTCACCCACCCCAGACTCTAAATAAAGTCTACCTTTTTCAGCACCATTTCCGGATATTTTTGAATATACAAAATTAGATGTAATAGCAGAAGTTTGGTTTGTAAATTGTGGGGATGCTAATACAGGTAAAGAGTTATTTGACCCCATTCTAGGGTCAGATAGTGTGTCTGCCCATAACCATATATTGCTTTTTAATGGTAAGTTATCTGGGGATAAAAATGATGATTCAGGGAAGCTTCTTTTATTAAAAAAGTTAATATAAAATTGATAATCAGGTACATCGTCTTGTCCAAAAAAGGCACCACAAATATCTTTTAATTTTACATCTATAGTATTAGGAAATTCCCCATTATAAAATTCACGTTGATCAATTCTTTCTATTGTTAGAGGACCTTGTCCGTATGAATCTAAGTTTGTATCCTTACTTGAACCTATAGGGAAATTAGTACCCATTGTTGGGTATACAATTTCTTCCATATCTTGTATAACTCCAGGATATGCTTTACCAAATAATGATGCGGATACTTCAGCACCTGTTTTACCGCTATATGGTGATCCAGATGTTACAAAGCAGAAAGTAGATAACTCATCTTCGTCCTTTAATAATATTGCAGGAGGACCATTGCTTATTACTGTTAAATGGGCTATAAATGAAGCGGTAGTTTGGTACCCATATGTATTTGAATTAGCAACAAAATCAGACCCATACTGTGCATCCCCATAACCATTATCTGGGAGTATATCTATAAAATCTATTTGGTGTGTAATATCAGTACCATTAAAGCCTGCTGCTAACCCAGTTAATGGGTATGGAGTAGCTATCCCTAAGTTTAAAAATATTTCTGATTGGGATATTGATGAGGTTAATGAATTAAAGAATTCAATATTATTGCCTCCTTGTTCATTATATATACTAAAACTCATTGTATTAGTTGAAGTTCCAACTGTACTTGAGAATAAAACAATACCATAATTATATTCTGCCGTTGTTAAATCGTTAGAAGAGGAATATGAATAAAATGGTAAACATGTTTCTTGTATTGAGGTGCTTATTGGTGCGTTGTATATATTATTAAATGGGTCAAATACACCACCTGTTCCACCATCAAAAACATATATAGATGAACCACTTATTTTATTGTTTTGTGGGTAATCATTAGAGCCAGGATTAAAATCTCTAGCTTGTGATAATACTGTACCTTCTAGTACTTGATCTTTTTGAACTATTGGTACCACCTCACTAAATGGATCTGAAGGTGTGTTTTCAAAGTAAGTAGACATAGTTACAGCAGAAGAAACTTGTGCTGGTCTTTGTCTATTTCTTTCTAATAAGTTTTGTTTAATTACAACACCAGACGATAAACTTGTTCTAGCAGGTGTAAAATCTTCTAACATTTTAAATAATGAATTGTCAAAGAATTTAATTAACCTAACAAAATCATTTACATCATAACTATCTATATATTTTGTAAAATATTCATCTCTTAGTCTATCTAATTGAGAGTATGAATACCCTGATTCTGATATTTGTCTTGGATCACCAATATAATCTCCTAAATTAAATGCACCTATTTGTGCTATAATATCATCGTTAGTTTGATCTGTAGGTGAAAATGCTACTTCTAAATAATTTATACTTGGATTACTTCCACTAGGGAAGACTGACTGTTGAATAGATATATAAGGAGATAATGTGTCACCTAATGGCAATACTTCTTGATCAATTTTAATTTGATCTGATATTCTGTTTTTAATACCTCCTGGTACTTGGTTTAGGTAAATTTCTTCAGTGTTTTCTATAAAATTACCTTGCACATAAAATGAACTGTCATCTCTAAATGAACTTGTTGTTGCCCAAGATCCTGTTACTTTAGGGTGTATTGATGTTCTACTAGAAGTTATTAATTGTGTACCTAAATCTGCTCTAAAAGCTAAGTCTAGGGGAGTAGAATTAATTGTGTTACCCTGTGTTGAATATGGGTTAACTACATAATCATAAAATAAACTTTCACTTAATGGTATATCCCAATATCTTATTTCTTGAAATGCCCCAGTAAATTGGATGTAATTATTACCATTTAAACCATAAGTACCTTCACTAAAAGAAGATGTTTCACTTGTGGAATAATATTGCCAAGTGTAAGTAGTAGAATCTGAACCTGTAAATCCTATTTTGTCACCAATTCTATTAGCGGCATATAAAATAGCCTTTTCGGAATTATTATAATCTACTGTTACCATAGCGGACCACCAACCTCCGTCAAAGAAAGGTAAAGTTATAGAGGCAGTATCATTAGTATTATTAGCACCATCAGGCCAAAAAGTTAGTTTACCATATTGGTTGTCAAGTGCTGGGACTGACCCTGAGTATGAACCTGAGGTTAAACCCGTTCCCGAATATTCTAATGTTATATTAGATTTATTTTGGTCTGTTTTCCATATATTATAATAATATGGTGGTGGGTTTTGAGTTTCATCTGGTAGTCCAGGTGTCTTAAACCTAAATTGCATTGATCTTGGTGCTGTAGCACTATTTGGGAAATCTTGATTTAATACAAAAGAAGATGTTATATAACTATTAACCCCTCCATCTGCATGGAAAGCATAATTATAAACATTTTCACTATAATCCCAATCTTGAAAATCATTTCTATCTTTACCACCAAATTCATTTATTCTTAAAATAGTATCTGGGATACCATATGAAGTAATTAATGCTCTTAAACCAGCTACTGTACCTTTAGTTTTAAGTAAATAAGGTATATTATGGTAAATTCGTTTATATAAACGCTTGTTAACATCATCCAATGGGACTATATCATTCGATGCCGATATTTGAGTAGTCACGTACTCATACCCAGAAGGTGTCGCAACTGCACCACCAATTGAACCCGTCATATATGGAAAAGGGAATGTACTACCTGAAGGAGTAAGTCCTAAAAAGGATGTATATAAATCGTTTGAATTAAAATTATTTGAATATAATTTAATACCAAAATCTCTAATAGCATCTGCTACTAAATCCTTAGAAATACCATAATCTAAACGGTTATCCGCGTCAAATCTAGTGGTAATATTTTTAGTATATAACCATGTGTTATCGTACTGTTGAGCAACCATATCAACGAATAATTCATACTTCGCGTTATTTGGGTCTGATCTTAAGTATTCTGGTATTGAATTATATAAATAATCTTGGTTATTTTCATCATAATCAGAAGAAGATAATGCTTGACCACCATAATACGCATTTTCAGGGTCTGCACTACCTAACCAGGTTTTAATTATTGTACTAGTTGTTGGTTCTAGAATATAAGGAGGTTCTGTATTGGATTTTGGGTAGGATTTAAGTGAACCACTATTATAGTACATAAAATACTCATATCCATCAAAACCCTCAATTATCTTAGTAATTGAAGTTGTTAATTCCGCTTTACTTGCACTATATAACCCATCAGTAGTAGGTAAATTACCTATTTTTGTATTTGAGGATTGAATTAGCCCTACTTTATAATAAAAATTTTCTAATCTTGTCTGTGCAGAAGAGAAATGTACAAATTCTTTGTAATCTTCATAGTTTACATTGATGTTTATTTCTTTTCTATTTAATATATTTTTTAATTGGTCAAATGAACTTGTTACATTTGTACTAAGTAAAGTATTATAATTAAAATTTTGTGATGCCTCCCCTGTTTGTTGAGTTACAGATATACTGTAATTTGGTCCTTTTATTAATTGAAAATCATTAGGTATAAAATCTTCCTCGGGAAAAGTTACTTTATATGCCTGTGGTGAAGATATTTCTTCTACTACCCATAATGTAGACTTTAAAGTAAAATTAGGAGGTAAAGGTTCATATAATTTAATTAATACTGAAGGTTCTACTTCTGTTTCAACATCTAATCTTAAATTATTAGCAATAGCTTGTTGGTCATTTCCAAAATTAAGGAAAAAATCTACAAAATAATCAGCATTTTCTCTATATTCAATAAACTCTTGTGAAGATGATATTATTAAATCAGAGGGTATTGTTGAACTTTTTAACCTAAGTTCTGTTCTATCTGAACTGATTTCACAAATATAATAATTTGCGAATTGGTCAGATGTTAATCTTTTTTTATAAAAATTATAGGTAGAATAAAAAGTACCACTATCATACCCAATATTTTCTAAATTTTGAGCTGGGTATAATATTGTATCTCCTTCTATTACACTATATTCTCTTTGATCATATATTCTTGTTTCTTCTCCTTGATTTGGAAATAACAAATTCTTCGAATTATCGTAGATATAATATTCAATATAATCACTTGATGAAGTAAAACTTGTATCTAGTATTCTAGAGTCAATTAGATTATTATCTTGCTCCGAATACTCTTGATATTCAAACGTAGTTGGATCAACTTGATTTATTATTATGTTATTTTTTTCTTCCATATTAGTATCCTCCGCTTGTTGATGTTGATGTTGGGTTTGCAGGTGAACTGCTTACAATAGTTGTATTAGTAGTGTTTGTAGCAGGACTATCTCCTACATCTGAAACACTATCTACTATTTGTTTATAATCATCTGAATTTATTTCAACATCATCTATTGAGTTTATATCTACACCTAAATCAGTACCTGATAAAGCTTCTGCTTTTTCTATTTGAGATTGTAATAAATCTCTTCTTAATTGGGTAATTTCTTTTCTTAGGGATTCAATTATCTTATTATTATCCTCAAAGCCAATATATTCTTTACTAGTTTCTATTAAATATTGATGAGAATTAGTATCCCCTAAAGCAGGAATCTCGTAAAATAAATCATTATAATATTGAAAGAATTCATTAACAGTAACTGTTATTTCTAATTCCTCATTAACAGAGAGATTACCTAACTCGTTAAAGTTGGTATCAATTATTATAGGATACCCCGTTTTGGAATATACTTCTTTTGCAAGATCTACTCTTTCTTTAATTCTCTCCATGTTGTTTACCCATTAACTACTTTAAAGTAATAATTTTCATCCATAACTATTGTATTACCTTTAATATTAGTTTGGATTAATATATTATAATATCTTTCGGGTTCCAAACCATTCATATAAACAGTAAAGAAACTTCCAGTTTCATCACAGCTAATTTGTGTAAATTGGGTATCAAAATCCACTATAAATTCATTAGTATCTAAATCTTTAATAGCGTAATATGATTCTGAGGGTAAAGCATTATTAACAGTGTATAAAGATGATGTTTTAAATGTACGTACTGGAAATTCAGGTCTTACATTTAATCTAAACTGATTAATACTTTCACTATAAAATACCCCCGGGTTGTTATCTAAAGCAACAAATAAATCTGGTGTATCAATTACATCTAATGTTCCTGTATTATAATCAAAATCTCTCCATTTTATGTCTAATTGAGGAGGATATATGGTATTTGTATCTACAGAATAATAACTTAATTGAGGTGTTATTGCACTAGAGGTAATGAACTCAAATTCATTATCCCATTTAACTATAAATCCTTGGTTTTCTATTTCAATTAATCCTGAATTTATATCTTGTGAAGAAGAATACCATACTTCAACAGCAGGTCTAACACCTACTTTTAAATCTTTATTACTTCTTAAACTAAATTCTTGTGATGAAGTTAAAGATTGTGGGATATTTGGGTAACCACCTGAGCCGGTATACCAATTTCCTCCACCTGCATTATTACTACCTGAAAAGGAACCTGTAATTAAAGGAGCCCACCCAGCTGTAATCCATTCATTTGAACCTGAGAAGTCAGTATATTTCCAACTTACCCCTGTACCATTAATATTATTATCTAAATATTGACCGGTACCATTATTCCATGACCCCGAAAGAGGTGCGACAATAATGTTAGAATCTATAGTTACATTGGATGCTTTAGCAACATATAAATTTAAATCAACATCCCAAACAACACCTGCAGATGCTGTAACTTTTGCTATGTTATCAAGAACATTTACTATCTCATCTTGATCAAATTTAACTAATGTCCTAGCTACTTGTGCTGTAGGATTTAAATCTGTTACTTTATTGTTTACCTCTAATATAGGATCTAATCCTGTATTCATAGCAGGATATGCACTATATATAGCTGCATCTTTTTCCGGGAATAATTTATATATGGCCATAATTATAAGTTTACTACCCTTCCTTGTATGTCTGTGTCTGGGTATTTAAGTTCAAATATACTTGGGTCTAATGATGGGTATATTGTTCCATTTTGATTTGCTCCACTCATATCATAAGCCCATTGTGAGTATCCTGATGATGTTCCTGCTAAGTTACCAATATTAACTGTTTTTACAGTTTGTACCCCATCTAAAGTATCTAATAATACGTAAATATCAGGTACTATAATAGGTTGGTTTATTTGCCATTTATCAGTTAAAAAATAATCTCTTAAAGCTGATATACATCTTTCTATTACTTCATTACTATTAAAATTAGGATAAGTTATCACTTCAAATGAAACCCCAAAATTAATAATGAATGCATCTTTAATACTAATAGTATCACCGATCATTCTATACTGGTTTATATATGTCCTTAAATTTTGTTTCAGTGTATCCGATGCCAAATTTAATTTATTGTTAAGATTATTGGATAATACATATAAATCCAATGTAGTATTACCATCATCAGCATTAGGTTTTTGTGTCCATCCTTTTGATATAGTACCATATTTAGAGGGCATACTTAAAGCTCTTACTAAATAATCATCTTGAGTTACATTTCTTAGTTGAGTAGAAAACTGTGATATAGAGTTTTGTCTTATTTCTTCTATTGTATCACCATCTTGACCTCCACTCGCTGCTATTTTATTATTAGCAGCAACGGTGTTAAAAATATAATTTGAAGTTGCTTGATTTAAGTTGCTTTTATTAAAAGTAATATTATTATTATCTAAATTAGTAATAGTATTTGATAATACATTAGATTGAACTCCACCACCAGTATAATACCTAACTGTTAAAGTAGTATTTGTTGGTGAAACACCATAAGTATTTGTAAATATAAAATTTGTTGGACTATAAGCTGTTGTAAGTTTGTCTTGCTCAAATGGTAAACCTAAACCTACATTCATAGAATTTGGTATTATATCTTCTGTTGTATCTGCTGGATTCCCTGATCCAAATTGAATTTGTAGTTCTGTTGGGGATAAAAATCTTGTAGCAAATCTGTTTTGAACGTTTTTAGTTTGTAATAAAAATGGTGCATCCGAATCTTCAAAAGTGTTAGGACTATTTACATTTGTATTTTTTAAACTATCGTATACTAAATCTTGAGCTAAATAATCTACCTCATACCATCTATTTCCCTCAGAATCAAATATATCTATAATACCCGCAATATTAGGGGATGCTAAAGTTATAGTTTGGAATTCTTGTGGGTTGGTAAATGTAAAATTATCTGTAGTTATAGTTCCTGAGAATGCTTTTCGAGTTTTTTGTAGTAAATAATATGAGGGTACACCAGCATTTGTTTGAGCAATAAATACTTCCGTTGTATCCGAAGAGGATGAAATGGAAAAATCAATTGGGTCTTCTATTGAAAATTTAATTGAGGTACCTGTTTGAGTACTTATACTAGTGTTAGATGGGATTGTTACGGAATAATCATAATCCGGTACATATTCATTATTTACTAACTTAGCTGGTAATTGTTGGTAAAACTCCATTGTAGTTTCTGCTAAACCTGTTGCTTTAGGTCTATAACCCCACATATATGCTAAATCATATAAGTTACTATTTTGTCTTGCGTATTGTAAAAAATTCTCTTGAACTTGGTTATCTAAATAGAAGGATAAAACATCACTAACATAAGCTGCTTGTTCAATAAACATCATACCAGGTGATGTCTCCGTAAAATCAGTATAAGTAGTTGGAAAATAAGTCTGTGAGTAATTAATTAATTGAGACCTATACTCCGAAAATTCTTTATTTATATAGTTTATGTTTCTTCTTATTGCCATTATGTAAAATTTAATACGAGTTCATCTTCAATTGAAGTATTAGTTACTCTATAATACAATTGTATTGTTACTTCATTGTTGTCGGTTGCTGCTAAAACATTTAATTCAACTACTTCAACATTAGGAAATTTAACTTTTATTTTATTAGAAACATCTTCTTTTAAATATTCTAAATTACCATTTGTAATTTGTTCAAATATAAATGCTCTTAAGCCCCCACCAAATTTAGGATTACCTGGTCTTTCTCCGGGGTTTGTTAAAAAATAATTAATTAAATTATTCTTAATTGATTCTGCTGTTGTATAATTTGGAGTAAATACCCCACCCTCATTAAAAGGAATATTAACACCAATACCAACTCTGGGTCTAGTGTCATTTGGGAATTTATTTATTGCTCCAAACGCCATATTATACTTTACCTTTCATTAAACTCATTATTTGGCTCATGTCTACTTCACCTTGTGGTAAACTACCATTTGGGCTTGTTGTATCCATGTTACCACTCATTTGTAAAGGAACATTATTAGTTGTTGCTTTTATATTACCATTAGCATCAGGCATCATTGATCCTAATACACTTTGTATATTTTCCCTCATTGCCATTCTATTATCTTCAGGCATAGAAGTTTGCATTACTGGGTTCATTGGACCAGGTGTTCCTGTTGTTGTTGTAGGAGCAGCTGTTCTAGTTTCGATAACGGTTTGTTTAGGACTACGTACAGCTTCCATAAGAATATCTTTCATTTCTTCTTGGATTGCTTCCTTTACGGCTTCCTTTACGATTGTTTTTAATTGACTTAGTTTCATATGGTTATAAATATTAAATTAATATGCTTTTAAATTGTTTTGTTTAATGTAAAACGCGAGTTCATCAAGTAATATTTGATCTTCAGCACTAAATGAAGGTTCACCTTCAAGTATAATAACTCCGTCTGCATTTTTAGCAATTGCTCTTCTTCTATATAAATCTCCTTGTTCATTACTCTGTTGTTCTGAAATTACAGGGGATACTGATAATGTAAATCCATTTACAAGTTGTAATTCTTCATTACCATCTTCTTTGGCGGCATCAGATAATGCTAAAAGTTCAGCATTAATTTCATCCATAGGTATACTACCATCTGAACATCTATTTATTAGTAAATCTACTGTTTTCATATATTTTAATATAATAATTAAAGATATAATTAGAAATACAAGTGATATTATTAATGCTATTTTTAATTGTTTAGTAAAATCTTCAAAATCTTTTAATAAGTCTTCTATTCCTTGTAATTTGGATACTATATTATAAGGAACACCTGCTCCTAAAGGGGCACCTAAAGGTAAAGGAATAGAACCTATGCTTATTTTTCCTATTTTAAATTGAATACTTAAATAAAGTATAAGTGCCGCTAATGCTGTATTAGCAGCTATAACTCCCCAAATTTGATTAATTTGTCTTACAATAGAATTTCTACGTTTAATAGCCGCCTTTAATAAGATGTTATTAGGGCACTTTTCTTGTTTTTGTAATGCTTGTTCTCGTTTTGTTATACCAAATATAATCATTAAGGATATAGCTAAGGGAAATAGCTTAGTTTGACACACAAGCGCCATTTTCATTACTTGGGATTGTATTACATTTAAAGCTTTTTCTGCTGCTTCCAATGCAAAATCTGCTGCTTTTTCGGCTGCGTTGCCTATTTCTTCTTTAATTTTTTGAGCAGCTTGTTCCGCTGCAATTTGTAGGTTAAGTAAAGATTTTATTGGAAGTGTTTGTAATACTTCATTTTCCCCTGTGATTAGAGTTTGAATAGCAGGTAAATATTTGTCTTTTTGATATAGTACTATGGGTTTAACTAATATTTTATTATTTAAATTAGGTAAAGCAGGTACACCAAATCTTATAGTATATCTACCTTCAGCATCTGTTTTTATTTTCTTTTTACTATCTTTATCATACTTGTATTTTATTTTACCCTCATCATCCTTGGTTTCAATCATAGGATATAATAATAATTCAGGTTGTACAGTAACACCAACAAGGGGATTACCAGTCTGTTCATCAAATACTCTACCTTTAGTAGTAAAAGTTAAAATTACTGGTTTGTATTTTTCTTTTAATTCATCAAATAATTCTTTGTTATCATTTAATTTTTGTTTAAAAGCTTCAACATCTCCTTTTACTNCTTCTGCCTTAGCAATTAATGCTTTTCCCTTATCTGTTTGTANAAATTGACCAGCAAGGTCTAGAAGGGTATTTTCTAAATCTTCATTCCTTTCCATACTATGTTATTTTTACTTTTTTAGATAAATAATTAGGTAAAGCTTGCCTTATAGTATCAATGTTACCTGATGTTAAAGTTGCTTGTGCTTTTGCTATTGAAAGGGCAGGTTCATTTTCTAATGCTTTACATAAAAGTTTTAATTGAACTAATAGGGCATCAAATTGTATATTAAAATCATCACCTTTAACTGCTGATTGGTCTGCTCTTTCAGTACCTACTCTTACTATACCTTTTTCAGCTATTATATTTACATTTCTAGTTTGTGATTTTAATGCAGCATCTAATCGAGCTTCAGCTACTATAGACTTATGTGAAGAAAAAATTATACTGTCACTTATAGAGTTAAATAATAACCTACCTGAATTTAATATTATTTGGGGTTGGTTATATGATTTTGGGGATTTAACAGGGGGTGAAGTTATTGTAGAAAAGGGTACTGTTGATGCTTGACCTGCTGCTGTTATAGAAGTTGCTACTTCAATTGGAATTTTTTGGGTAGAAGTTAAATAAATAGAAGTTAAATCTTTGTTTATATCTTCTACTTCAGGAATATACCCTTCAGAACTACCAGATATTGGTTGTCCATTTCTAAGTATGGAAATAGGACTTCCATTTTCTCCTGTTTCAGACCAATTATTTTGTTTTCCTCCTGTTTTAGAGGTGTTTCCTAATCTAATACTGTTACCAAATCTACCTTCAAATATATTATCACCAGCAAATGGTAAAATAGGATGAATATTTGCTTTTTCAGAAAATGTTCCTTTACTATTACCATTTAAATTTACTTGAGTAACTGTTTCAGATTGTTTTTTAGTACTACCTGCTAATATATCAAATATACTTTTATTCATAGGAGGAGCAACTTCCGTATTAGTAAATACATTATCAGGATACGGATTAGCATGTTGGTTATTCCATAAAGATACAGAATTTACATAATAATAAGTAGTTGTTCCTGAGGTTTGTGCATCTGAGGTTGCAGGTCCTTTAAGTATTAATACTAACTCATTTACTAAAGGATAACTTTTAATTTGAGAATTTAATGGAGTAGCAAAAGTAGTATTTTCCTCAGATTTAACAGAAGGATTTATAACTTTATCTAATTTTTGAAATTTAATAGAACCAATACCACCCCATTCACCCGTATCATCAAATAATTCTGAGTTTGAATTAATTGATATATCAACTACTCTAGCTAGGAAAAATTCGGTACTAATATTTTCGTTTGAAGGTGAATTAGAAGAAATACCTCTAGAGGCCTGTGATGAAGCTGATGCTAATTTTGAAAATCCAGTTTTTAACATTACTTATTGTTCTTTTCTTCGAAGTTTTTATTAAGGTTATCTAACTCCGCCATTAATTGTGATTTTTCTTCTTCAGTAATCCCACCTACTTCCTCGCTTGAAGAACCATTTACAACACGTTGTATAATAGTGGCCATTTTAATTAACTGCTCATCATTACGAACCCCAATTTCCATATATTCTTTAATGAGTGGAACGATCAAAGTAGCATCGCCTATATCATTAATAAGAGGTTTTAATTCTGAGATTAATCCTGTAATTTGTTGTTGCTTAGTTTTTTGGTTATCGTAAATTTCACTTAATATATCGGAAAATTTCTTTTTACCAAATACAACGCTGTCTAATGCTCCCATAATAGTATTTTATTATAAATATGGATATAAGAGGGATTTAGAATCTAGCGTAGCCGTTTTCTAAATAAAATATGTATTGCTCTTTAAATACGCCATGAAGTTTATCAGCTATTTTAGTAATTTTAGGTGTTTTAACATCTATTATCTCACGAATGTATATGTAAAGCGCTTTTTTATTAAATACTTCTATAGTTTCTCTTTTTCTAAATAATTCAAGTATAGCATCTGCTATTTGAGCATCATTCTTTTTTGGGAAAAGAGTAAATATGTTACTCGTAACATGATCTACAAATATATCAATGTATTTATCTAAATCAGATTTTACAATCTCATCCCCCATACTATAAGTGTGGGTTGAATGTTCCCCAGTTAATACATCAACCGGTACTTTTTTAATCTTCTTAGCATAATTTTTAGTATTATACAAGATTAACCAACGTTTAACTATCGTACCAAAATACGAGTAAGCCTTAGCTCCTCGTGTAGGATCAAATAGATGGATTTTAGATAATAAAAAAACAATTATCTCATGTTGGAGATGCTCTAAATTTTCTACCTCTGTATGGTAAAATTTAAAGGTGTGTATAATATTCTGAGTAAGTTTGAAGAAAGGGTAATGTATTTCTTTATCATAGATATCACTTCTAACTTTAAAATTAGGTTCATTGTTATATCTTACAATAGCTAATTCTGTATCATGAGTGAAGTAGTTTTTACTCTTAGGTCTTCTTTTCTTCTTTATAGGTTCCATATATTTTATTAGTCGATTTTGAATCGAGATAAACTTGTTTGTAATACCTTTATTTGTTCAAAAAACCAACCTATTTCATCATCACTTTTAAATGTACCTTTAGTATCTACTTGTTGTAGACGTTCATCTGCTATATTTAATTGTTTAGAAAATTCTCCGATAAAACTATTTTGATTAATAATTATATCTAACATTTTTTCATTCTTCTTTAATAGATTAATGGTCGTAAATCCTAAGACTACGACCAAAATCCCTAATACGGTAATTGCTATATATAATATCATAAGTTTTCTAACATACTCTTTAATCCTGGACTCTGTATTGATTTAAGTGCTTTAGAATTAACGGGTGATTTTTTATTTCCCGTCAATGTATAATTCTTTTTTGGTGTAACCACGCTATTCTTAGAGAACTTTGGTAACCATTCAATCTCAAATTCAATACGTGCCGCCATCATATCAGCTTGGTGCAAAATAAATGGAAGGGATGTGCGAGGTTTTTGTTCTGGCATAAATGATTTTAAATATTTCTCATTTGCTGAGTCATATAAACCATCATGTGTCTGGATAGCAATCATTTCATTAAAAGTATATTTAATATCATGTTGTTGGAGTAGAAATAACCCACGATCTGGGACAGCTGCAAAGGGTAATGCCTTATTAAACATATAATCTTCACCTAATTTATCACGTCTCCAATTATCTGTCTGAGGTACATATGCCTCTTCAGTATCAGATCCCATTTTACCTAAGTCATGGTTAATCGCCGAAAATACCAATTCTTCCTGGGTAAATGTCGTCATATCACAACCAAATCCCTCCCATACAGCGGACATGGACAAAGCTGCTTTTACTACTCTATTAACGTGATCTACATATCCACCTGGGAATGCCGAGTGGTATTCTTTCTTATGAGCTGCTGGCATTAATATAATACGATCCTCATATTTATTATAAAAATCAAGTAAACGCTGTTTACGATCTCCAGTAATAAATGTCTCAATGTTAGTGTTAAATTCGATCCAATTTGATTGGATTTGTTCTGCTGATAATTTCATAACTTTTATTTTTTTTATATTTAACTAATGGTATTATCCTGTTCTATCATTGATTGTAGTTGTTCTATAATAAGTTCTACACTTTCTACACGTTTTACAAAACTATGGGCAGTTTCCCTTGAATCTCCCACCATACGTTTAAGTTCTATCATCGATGAACTCATTTGTAATAACTTTTTCTCGACTAAATTTTTATTTCTCATAATTGTGATTTTAATAACGGGGTTATTATTTTATCCCCTTTGTTTTTAATATTTTTTGTTGCCTTATTATTTCCCATTTTCTTATCCCCTTTTATTCCCTAAACCTGTATTACAAATCTACGAACAGGATTTTGAGTAACCTAGTAATCTTTAACTTTTCTTTGAAGTTCTTTGATTTTCAATAATTTGGCGCATTTTTCATATTCTTCTAATTCTTCAAAATACGTAATTGCCTTACTTAATGAATCATATAAAGGTTTATACTTATATTCAACTACAGCACTAAAATGGTTTACATCTTTTAAATCTATTTCTTTTATATAATACCATGCTCTGTTATATACTGTAAAAGCGGATGCCTGTTTTGTAGCTTCATCATCATAATCCTCCTTTACCTGCTTCATAAACTTTTTGAGTTTATTATGAAAAACCTCATGGTTATATATTAATTTAGTAAACATCCCCAACTTTGCAGTTGCAGTATCTAAAAATGTGTCAGGTTTATCTAATATCTCTTTAGCACTGGCTTCATCTCCCCCAAATAAACTAAATAATCTGTCTTTATCTATCATCTCCATTATAAATATTGGATATTATTGTAACTTATCTAATTCACTCTCGATGTCGGTTTTAATTTTTTCTAATACCTCATATTCTTTAACAACATCCGATTTATCCTTATTATCAGGATGATATTTCCATACCTCTTCCATTACTTTAACTGTAGCCATTAAATCCTCTAATAATTCTGATTTTAAATAATTAATTTCTGATTGTTCCATAATTTAATTTATAATATTTAACTTCGTCTTCTAATTCTTTTGATTCCCATGGAAGATTATCTCCCATTAATTTATTTACTTCTTTGATTCTATTATCCTTGACAAGAAAATCAATTGTGTTTTGCATTACTATAACCATTTTGTCAATTCACTACGGTGGATATCATAACCAAAACTTAACATAATTCTATCTTTTTTACCAACTACTTTAGTAGTAGAGTGGGTATATTCACTGGCAAAACACATCCATACTTGTAATTCTTCAACCTTTAATTCCTTACCATCAAGTATAGGCATACCCCCTTCTTCAGGTTTAGATATGAGAACATTAAACCTAGTATGAACATAATCCTGACCCATCATTGCCGGGTCTTGATGTTCATGGACTTGATGTCCTTCTTGTGAATATGAAAGTATAGTCCCAAATTTACATTCCCTATAATAATTGTCAAATCTATATTTACTTAATATTTCATATTCTATCTCAGCTAGTTCACTATAAGGAAAGGGAACTGGAGCTAAATCTAAGGGCATTTCGTTTAACTTTGGAAACCCCCAAATTGGTCCTTCATGTCCATCTACTAGTTTATTAGCGTCATTTCGGGATCCGCGATTAACAGGTGTATGGAATTTTAAATTATTTTTTTTATAACACCAATCAATTATAGGTTGAATATGGGTTTTACTAATTTTTAAATCTTTCATATTTATTTAAATTTATTGCCGATTAATATAATATTATCTTTTGCCTCTTCCAAGCTAATGTGAAAAAATTCTTTCTATTATTAACTCTAAATGCTTTTAATTTCTGGTGAGTCATTCTTTCTACTATTTCACCATTAAAACACTTATAAGCCCATTCTACTTTATAGGGTGTAGGAACACCGGTAGCAGATGATATTTGGGTTGCTCTTTCTTCAGGTTTTAATTTAGTATATCCAATTTTTAGATATTCTTTAGGTAATGATGGATTTGATAATACATATACCCATTGATCTCCTTCACCTTGATCCGCATAAAGCCCATACTTTTTTTCGGTATAATACGTTACATCTTCCCATCCCTCACCTCGTTCACTTGGGGTGATGGTAAAAAAAGCTGCGTTTTCAATACCGGTATCTCCATAGTTTTCTCTTAACGGGATAAACTGTTTACTTTCTAAAACTGTTAATCTTTTCATTAGTCTATTATTATATTAAACTCATTTTCAATAATCTCACTAAATCCTACATCATTATTAAATATAGTTTTAGTCATAACTTTTAAAGTATCACCTACCATCTCATTATCCAAAAATATCTGTTGTTTAGGATTATAATTATATTTACTATAAGTACCTAACAAGGTTTCGGCATAAGGACATTCCCAACAAAAATTCTTTTGTATCTGATAACCCACAATGTTAAGGGGTGGGTGATTTTGTGAAAGATCATTTAAAGTATATGTAATATCACCAACATTTATGGGGTTATTGTAATCCCCATTAGTAAACCAACTTAAAACTGAATATATAGGTAAAGTAAATCGTATACTATCAATGGCTATCCAATAATCTGAATCAAATGAAGTTTCAATCAATGGAACCCCATTTATAACATACTCAGGGTCTAATAAATCCAATTCTCCTTTAATAGTAAAATAATTTAAACCATAATATTCAACATGCCAATAACCATTAGCGTCCTGGTATGTATTAGGTGATACTAAAGTATCAATTTCAAAAATAACTCCACAACTACCATCTATACAAGGATATGGTTTAATAAGCTCCTCCGGGCTACATGCCCAGAAGAAACTTATTACCAATATATAAATTAGCTTTCTCATTATGATGCGAATTCTAATGCTTTACTAAACATCTTTTTATTTACGTCTTGATCCTGCTTGAAATTCTTAATAACTCGAGCTTGACGTTTTTTACCTGATTTAGTAATATATTCGAAATTACCTTCAATAATATTCTCTTGAACACGATTAAATACTTCCCAAAGCATATTTCCTTCATCTTTCTTACGTTGAGCTTCTAAAACTTCCTCAATTGCGTGATTATCAAAAGAATTATCTGTACCTTCTACTCTAATATCTAGAAATGATTTGGCAAGATCAAACATTTGTTCTTCTTTCAACTCTACATCTTTCATTTTATTCATAGCCTCTACTGTTAAAGGTAATTTTTCAACCATCTCCTTAATAGTATTTTGTAAAGTTGAGAAATCATAACCCATATGACGAATCTTAATATCCTCAAATGTATCTGTAGCTATAACTAAACCATTTTCACAAATCATACGAAACAACCCAGCTGTAAATTGAAATGAATTTTTACCATCGTGAGAATTGGTAAGTAATACTTGTGGATAAACGGTATCACCATCTTCTCCATTAATAACAACATCATTATTTCTAAACACAACTAAATGCTTTTGGAAACCAACTGTTGTTTCTTTTCTAGCTTTAACTTCTTTTGCATCTACAACACCCCATCCTAATAATTCCATATCTTTGATCACTTGATCAGTTGGAATGTGTGT